ACCAACTGTCTGTGTTGTTACACGTACAGTATCAAATAAAGGACGATCAATAAACAGTGGTTGTTTATTTGTGGAAGTAGATGACAAGTTCCTTACCTTAATTCTTCGTATTTAAATTCTAGCTTATTCAACTGTAATATGGTCTAGTTTGACTCAAAAGTTGAGCAAATAAATTGGTTTTATCTTCTTCTGGTTGAAACAGACTAGTTAAAAGTTCTTCTTGTATTCCTTGTTTCATAATGTTTTCTAATGTCATTTCTCCAAATAAATTACCTGTTCCGATTTGTTGTGCTATTGTGTCCGTTGAATTTACAGGAGATGCACTAGCACGTTGCTGAGGGGCGGTTTCTTCCCACCACTTTTTTGTTGCTGGGCGTTTTTTCTCATTGAAAAAAGTATTTTCGCCTCGAAAAGGAGTTGCTTTTGTAAGTTGTAATTCTGCAGGTGTTAAATATTTTTCAACACCACCTACCATTACAGGGATTAAATTATCTGGATAAGACGTTAGTTTACCAATCTTTTGTAAATATTCTGTAGCACGGAAATCGGTTACTCCTTTTAATTGCCTGGCAGTATCAGTAAGCTCTTTTCTCCCCTTATCTGAACCGTAATAAGCTAAAGCTTTAGATGGGTCAATTTTATTAAATCCAGGAAGCTTCATTGCTGCATATTGGTCTGGATTCAACCAACTTACATTACTACCATAATCAGGATTGTGGTATCTATTTATTATGGAAGCGAGTGTGCCTCGACGCGCCCCACGAATAGGATCTCCTGCTTCTGGAATTGCTACCTGTAATATTTTTTTAAAGATAGGAGTTGGAACACCGAAATAATTTTGTTCTGCCATAATTACTCCTTATTTAATACTGATTATAAAACATTTGATTTACCATATCTATTTGTTCTTCCGTTAGTTCTGTTGGACCCACACTTGTTGGAAGCGTTGCTTGTGGATACACCCGTTGCATTACATCGTAACCAGCTTGACCGGGGCGGACTTTTTTAGCTAACTCTGGATTTGCTAAAGCAAACATTTGCATCCCAAGATCTTCTGCTGCTCTTGGATCGGGTTTACGTAAAGCATTGTATTGATTCAATAAAGGATTTTGTGCTGTTTGCTGTGCAACACTAGATAATTCAGATAGATAAGAACGTCTTTCGGCTTCTGTATTACGAGGAGAAACATTTCCAAATCCTCCCGTATCTACATTATTGCCTATTTGCATAAGTCCTGAGTCAACAGGTGGTGCATCAAATTGTTTTGTAAAAATAGTTTTTTGTTGATCACCAGGGATATAACGTCCTGTATCTAATATTCCTTCTTTTGTTGTTTGTGTATTTACCTTATTCTGCATATCTTCTTTTGATCTATAGCCAAGTTGTCTCCAATTATCAAATCCTTGTGGAGATGACCCTTCTAATCCAGCTACAGCTAATGCAACACCAGCGGGGGATGCTGGTATCAACAGATTACGTGCAAACCCAGGTAAAGAACCGATTACAGGAATATTTTTAGCAATATTAGAAGATTGAAACAATGGACTAGCTGCTTTATTTAAATTTTGAATTAAGCCACCAACACTTCCAATAGGATTAAATGCTTGTTTTGGAAGAAGAGATTCGGCAACACCTTGCATGCCTCCTCCTGCTCTTTGCATTAACTCCCTAGTTAAACCATAATCTCGAGTAAAAGGATCAAAAGTCCGTGCTGCTTCGGGTAAACGCGTCGTTACTTGTCGTGCTAAACTTTGCCCTATATTTGGTGCCCGTAATAAACCTTCAGCGTTTTGTGTAACAGTTCTAGCAAGCTGTGGTACATTCAGTGCTTGAATCGCCCTATTTGCTCCTGCAGCCTGAACAGCTCGTTGAGCACCTGAAGTTCCAGCAAGATCATTAAGTAAACCCGTTATACGAGTGGGAATATTACCAAAATTAGATCCTGCAAACTGAGGCGGAAGATTACGACCTAATAATTTTTCAGCGTCTACTGCTAATCTTCGATATGTTAATGGGTCAGTAATAGTGTCTACTAAAACTCGAGGAGCTGCTTTAGCACCATATCCTTTTATTGCGTTTAAAAATTGAAGTGGATTCATGATACTACCTGTGGTTTACGTGAAGATAAAGATTACTACCTACGGCAGTATCAGCGGGCCCAGGTAATGCTTGAATGTATTCAGCACCTGAACGTTCATAACGATAACGTGCTTGGAATGGATCTTTATAATTTGGTACATAAAGAATCATTGCTAGCCGATTTGTTTCATACAAGTATATTTCATCCCATACTTTAAGGGCTTCTTTTGCATTAGAAGATCGGATAGTGCGGTCTACGTCTCCAAGAATACTTTCAATCCTTGTGGAAGGAGAACTTGCAACTTCAGTTTTCTTTTCTGCTGTATCACAACGACCAACCTGAATAGTAATCTTATTGTAAAAATAAGAATCAGGTATAGTATTCATTGCTTCTTCCAGACGAGCGTAGTCTCCTGCTGGAATAGAAACAGTAAAATATCCTAGATGGTACCTTACTCTACTTTTGTCAAAATCAGATAGCTGCACTTCTTGTTACCATCATTCTTTTATTATAGGTGTAATAAATCAATCTTATGCTTCATACGGATTTTGCATCATATAACTCATTAGAAAATCAGTAGTCGGATCACTTTTTGGTTTTAATAAAGAACCCATTAAATCTCCATATAAACCCATTGAGCTGCTTCTATCTCTTCTGGCTTGACCAAATAATTTACTCATAAAACCTAACGTTGCTAAAGCACCTAACCCTTGTCCTGCTTGTTGTCCCTGGTTATAAATAGCAAAATCAGATGCTGGTAATGCAGGTGCAGTTGGCTTTGAATTTAAATTAGATGGGTATACCTGTGCTTCTGGCCCCAGCTTACTCATATGTCCAAAACCTAATTCATATTTATTATCTGCTGTTTTAAACGTCATAAGATTACCGTAACCACCTGCTGATGGTACAGGTAAAGCTTTACCATAACCTTGTAAATAAACTGGTGTTCCAGCTGTGCCACCAAAATCGATGCCTTTATGATCAGTCGATGCTCCTGCCGTTGGTGCTGTCCTTCGGCCAAACGGTGAGGTAACTACTAATCCTGTATCAGGATTCCACTCAAAACCACCTGTAGAGGTACGTCTAACCAAAGGAGTTCTTTTCTCTCCTATCTGAATCCCGGTTAAAGCGCTTTTAATTGTCGATGGATCAATATAAGAACCTGTCCTTAAATCCTTGACATATTTATGAATATGAGGACCAGTAGCTGTACCAGTACTGCCAATATTTCCTACAAAGAACCTACCACCTGAGTTTGCCATTTTACTACTTTATTTCAATTCTAAAATGAAGAAGCCCCACCGAAGCAGGGCTTATATCACACGCGTACCAGGTTAGCAGCAAATACAGAGTCCCAATCAACACGTTTGATCTGTTTTAACTGATCTAGATTGCTGAACTTTTCACCAGAAAGACTCATCTGTATGTCTTTAATCTCACGTGCTGTCTTGAGACCAATCCCTTTAATATGGTCAGCAATCATTTGAGCGGTTGCTGAATTAATATTCAAGCGATGATCTGGGGGAAAAGCACGGGGCGCTTCCTTTGCTGCTTTATCTTTTACCTGTAGAGTCTTAACCGTTTTAGTGGCTGACTCATCCGGTTTGATCTCAGTCTTGTATACGGTATAAAGGCGACCGTCCTGATCTTCGACCATGAACCATTCGCCGTTATCCCATTCACTAATAACTTTGACCCGAGCGCCGGTTTTGGTGTGTTGATAAAGCATGGGTACCAGGTGTTCTGGTATTAGTTTACCCTAATTAAGTCGAACTGACGGTCCGATTATTAAGATAAGCTTCCAAATCACTGTAATCAGGGGCGTTATCAGGAACCAGGTAGCAAACTTCTACAAACAGGTAACCGGTTAAACCAGCATTTTTGTCTGCTTGTGAGATGTAGACACCGCCTGAAACAGCAGTGGCATCACCAGAAGCTTTGGCGTATACCTTAAAGGTTGTAGCAGAAGTGATCTGTTTGTATACAGCACCACTGTTTACAAAACCTGAACCAGTTGTAACTTGTAGGCCAGAGGCAGGTCCAATAAATACAGGAACTGAACCAAAGGCTTGATTACCACCTGCAAAATAAACAGTACCTGCACCTTCACCTGAAACAGTAGAAGATAATACAGCAGCAGCAACTGATTCACCAGAAGCAGCAACTGGACCAGAACTGTCACGACCAAAGGCAATTACGTTACCTGTTGCGGCGTAAACACCAGAAGCAACACGATTGTCTCCCCAGCCAGAACCAACGGAGATTGCAGCGCGGTAAACATAGCCTGCTTGGGTGGAGTTACCACTGATTACCATTCCGGTAATATCAGTACGAGTATCATCTTGCCTGTAAGGAGATGGGATGATAACACTCATGGTTTGACCATAAGTAGCAGAATCACCAGACACCCAGGTTACAGGAACATAACCACGTTGCTGAAAGTAACGATAGCCAGGAATAGCTAGAACAGATGTAGGACCAGCCTTAGACACATCTGCACTTCCACCAGCGCCAGTGGAATCAAAGTTTTTGTACCAGCCATTAAGAGCTTCTACCCAGTTACCAGGGTAGATCTTTTTGGAAGTCAAATAAGTCATTTATTTCTCCTTGTTGTTTTATTTATTGTATCAAAGAACGCCGTCATCGCTGACGAAGCTGTAAGCAGTGGTAACAAAGTCCTTGTTCAGGATTTCAAAACCAGCATACAGTTGCCAGATGAGAATGATAAAGCGGCTGAAGTCATCATTGTTGTTAATGAGAACTTGAGCATTAGGACCGCCTACACCAACGCCTACTGCTTGAGGACCAAAGAAGAAACCTTGGGCTACTTCCTGGGAAGTATAAGCAGGAGCGTCAGTAAAGCTAGCTGTAATATTCTTGGTTGGGAAGTTGGTAGATTCATAGAATTTAACACCTTCAAACTGAACGCCAGTAGGCATTACAGGTTCACCGGCCAGGAAGTAACCTTGACCCGCTTGAGGACCTTGGTAGAAGCTAGCGTTATTAGGCATCATGGGATTGCCAGACATATACATGCCTTGGCCAGGATTACCTGAATAACGTGCGATTTCACGGAAGTCAGCATCACGACGCAAGTGCATCATGAAAGTAGGATCGCAAATACAACGATACAAACCATCAGAGAAGGTAGGTACGTTGCGCTTACGGAGATCCTTAACTACATTCAAAAGGTCGGTAGATACGTGGAACTGTTGTGAGTTAGCTGTGTACTGAGCAGTGGTGTAAGAAATACGGCCACTGGAATCCTTAGCAGCGCCAGTTGGGAAATAGTAACCACCTTGTGATGTTGATGCTTCACCATTAGCTTCTGCTTTGGCTAGTTCATCAATAAACACACGATCACGCCAACGGCGATAATCATCAAGAAGTGTAAGGGAGCCAATAGACTGGTGGAACATATTCAGATTACCTGTGTCCAGCAACATGCGCTGAGCAGTAATCAGAGTTTCACGAGCAATCTTAAAGGTACTGGGCTGAGTAGGATCAGAAGGATCCGCAGGGCCAGTGTATTCCTTAAGCACCACAAGGACTTTCTCCTTAGTGATGTTACGGCTGTTAGCAGTACCAATGGTTTGATCGGAGATACGTTCGCGGCTATCCTTAGTACCAGGAGTGCCCCAGAATTTGTAGCGGTCAAGTTGAACGGTTTGGCCAGGCTGACGAGTAAAGTCATGAACCACTACTGGTTCTACGGCCATCTCGCAGATGTAAGCAGGGTGAGGACGGTAAAGTTCTGCACCTAAGATTTTTGGAAAATCGGTATCAATAAACACTTTAGTTTATCCTCCTATATTGCAGGATGTATGGTGAAAAGATTCAGACGTACAACTGTCTTTATCTATGAAAATTTTAGCAGGTATTAATTTAACTATCGTTGATAGTTACTAATACCCGCAGTGCCTGTTGTTTGTTTGTACCGGGCACCTGGTGAATTACTAGATCCGTAAGATTCAGGATCAATACGTTGATCTGTAAATCCTGGTACACCCATAGAACCAGGGATGGCTCCAAGGGCAACACCTCCGAGGCCAGCTACTCCTGCAGAAACGGGCGCCGAAATAGCTCCCAAGCCACGCTTTATATTGAATAGGGTAGCCTCGGGCGAATATACGCTGTCCCCTAATGCATTAGTCAGCGCGTTGATTCCGCGAGTAGCTCCACGCATCGCCCCCATTCGCTGACTGGACGGATCTGCTTTTACCTTTTCGGGAATCTTGGCACCAAGGGATTGTAAAGCACTGCCACCAGTTTGGCTAATTTGATTTGCCAAACCTTGAACAGAATCTGCATAGCGTCCAGCAAGTCGAGGTGCAACTGAACGTGCGCCAAGTAGTCCAGCGGCTCCGCCAAGAGTACCTGTGATTCCAGCTAAAGCAGCAGATCCTGGATCTTCACCTTGTGCATAGGCATAACCGCCGGCAGCTAAACCAGCGGCTGCAGGAATTCCATACTTAAGAAGTGGACGCATGGCCTCACTCCATTACAAATAGCTTGTTAGCTACAGTATTGGGTTGAGCTTGGTTGAGAACACGCCAGGCATTCTGGGGATCTCGTGCCATCATTTCATTGAAGCCACCCCAGAAGTTTTGGGGTTGTTGTGGGCCAGCAGCCTCAGGAGGCGCAGGGAAATTCCCATACCCAGGTACTACTTGCTCTGTGCGATAGCCACGGGTATTCAAATCTTGCTCACTTTCGTAAACAGGATAAGGACCTTCAGGACCGAAGAACTTAAGTGTGTAATCACTCAGTACATCAGGGTTAGTAAGAATTTCGTTATAAGCGAGATTCTCTTGATACTCATTTACAGCAAAGTTGGCGTAACCACCTAACAGACCTTTTGCTTTAGAGCCCCATGCAACTGCACTATCCAACATGCTTTCCAGTTGGAGAGCATAGTTATTTAGGACGGCTGGTGCTTCTACCCCGAACGCGTCGATCACCTGGCGGCTTTCGTTGCTCAGGCCCAGGTAATCCGCTACGTCCGCCAATGAGGGACTGGAGGAGGTTTGGGAATAGTTGGTTGAGTATTCCTGGTTGGGATACGAGGTCTGCGTCCCCAAGCTGGGCATAGGTTGGCCGTTGTACGTCTGACCGTAATTGGCCGGGGCGTATGTTGGCGTCGGAGCCGAGGGTTGACCCTGGAACGGGGATTGGACTGGTGCGCTCAGCAGACCCACCACCTTGTTGAACGCCGATTCCCATGGGCTGTTCTGGGGTGCCGCCGGTTGGGATTGGGGGGCGTACTGAGTAGGGCTTGATTGGTAGCTGATAGGTGCTTGTGGCACCGCTTGGGGGTAACTGGTACCCACCTGGTAATTGATCGGTCCCTGGTAGCTCTGTCCCGGAGCTTGAGGCGCTGGTACTGCCACGTAGCTGCTTGGTGCTACTGCTGTTGGTACTTGGCTCATCTGTGGGATCGATTGGACGGTAGCGTCCTGCATAACTCATCTCCTTTTGTAATGCTTCTAAGGTGCGATACAGATAAGGTGTAAGGTCAAGACGTGGGTCCGCAGCCATCGGTAAATCTGGTGACTGCGGGTGAGGGGTCTGCATCATGCCCCCCACTAATTTTGCAAAAGCTGAGTAAGCACCTTGCAATTCGTTGACCATCCTGAACGGGAACCCCGATAACATCGCGGCCCGCTCCTCATCCGTTTTTGACGGGAAGAGGTACTTCAGTGCTTCAATACTATCAACACCTAATTCTTGGAGGTTACGTACCACGATAGAATTATTTAAAATATCTTGTGTAGAGTCTTCGTAAACAGGACCTAACCAACGCCAAAGCATGGTCAGATCCCCGTCTGGTATTAGGCCAATTACTCCTGTAGGTATATGTTGAGTCTCCACACATGCCTTCATTATTTGTTTAATCTTTTCTTCAAATCCTTTTAAACCTTCTTCGTATAAATCAATTTCTTCCTTAGATGCGTTCTCTGTTGGCTCAACTGGTTTTTCAATTCCTGTGGCAGCAGCTAAGGTATCACGGAATAAACGCTCTTCTTGATAAATGATTAACTCTAAACACCTACAAATGCCATATGTATAAATAGCATTTGCTTTTTTCTTAGATGTTGCTGATACACGACCGAATAATGACTTATATTCTGTTGCTGTGATACCAGCGGAGATAGAAAGGTCGTCTACACCCCCTAGAGCTGTTCGTATTTCTTCTCGATACTGACGTGCAAAGTTATTTTGGTCCCCAGTGATAGCATCTGGGACAATATAGCCAACACGGTCGTTAGGTTCCAGGTTGGCAATCACCCTAGGTACCCTAATTTGCCCATCCATACCCCTAGAGAGTGGATCAGACTTAAATCTTGATTGACTCAAGGCTCCTAATCCAGTAAAACCGGAGTTTGCTGCAATAGAAGGACGTTGAACTGTAGAATCTGACCCAGCTTCCATCAAATCTGTCTTAGGTCTTGATGAGAGAAGGGTTGGATTACCAAAGAACTGTACATTCTTACGCATGGTGCGTACCATTTCGTCATGCGTGACAATATGATTAGCTAATGCATCAAATTCACCTACTCCTTCGTTAGAAAAACCCTTGGGACTATTGAAAATTTCTACGCAGGGAATGAATCCAAGTGTATTTTTGAATGTTTGAGTACGCCCTGGGACATTATAACTAGGTAAGTCAAAGGACATCTCTCCTTCACTATGTGTTTCTTCAATTACCTTGTCTTTGATTGATAATTTGATGTATCGCTTGGCTCCTTGTGGCCCAGTAATCGCATTACCTGAGATATTAGTGACGTTGATACCATCGCTAAAGCCTGTTCCCTGCCTTACTTTATAGCTATAGATAATAATTACTTCTTCTAGCTCACCATTAATGCCGTAGTAAGAACGATATTCATGTTGACGGAAAAAGTAAAGTCGGTAATTAGACTCAGTAGGTCTGATATAAAACAAACCTTGTCCATCACACAGGAAATACTCCCAGATTGAATCTAGGCGTGTATCCATCCTGTTGTATTTGAGTACCCTATCGACAAAATCTTTGCGTTGATTACCAAAATTATCTTGAGAAGGAAAAAATTCTACCCCTTGGCGGATACCAAAGAGTTTCATTTGGGCTACGTGGGACGCAACAATGCCTGTGTCAATATTTGCTCCGCCGTCTTTCTCAAGATAGGAATCAACAATTTCTTTTAGGCGAGAGTTAGCGTCCACAGATTAGTTATTAGAGTTTGGTTTTGTAAATCTTAGCATCTTTATTAAAGATTTGCTTGCCTAGCGTCGAAGGTATTTAATAATTCTTGAAACGGATTCATTACTAATAATTTCCTAGATTTCTTCCATAATTTTCAAGCCCTCTTCTATCTTTTTCTCTCTGGCTGTTTTGCATATTTTGTTCTTGCAGTGATTCAAGTAAACTAGCAAATCCTGTCATATTACCTGGGACTTCTCCTAGCATCCCACCAACGTTACCTATATCCTGTCCTCCTGGAGAAGCCTGAGCTAGCAAAATGTTAGGATTAGGTCCAAAGGGAGTTCCAGCTTGTGGCATTAACCTTTCATCGTAATACACAGGAGGTTTGCCTGATCCAGAAGGAGGTGATAACAACGGATGTCGTCTAAGATGATTACCTTCAAAATCAGGATAAAGTGGATAATTTGAATCAGGCCGCTCATCATATGGTTGCATTCCTTTTTTATTAAAAAATTTTAAAAGCGGATTAACTCCACCTAAATTACGAACCCCCGCAATATTACCTATTTCTGAACCGTAAAACCCACTATCTTGTTGTTTGGGGTACATTTATCTATTTATTATTGTTTATATTCTATCAACCTATTCTTCTATTGCTTCATATCCTGTTGGATCATTAAGTTTTGATAAAATTACACCCTGACCCTTTAGTTTCCATTCTAAAATATCTCCTTCTGTCCAGCCAAGAGCTTCTACTATTTCAGTGGGAAATTCAATAAAATAATCTCCGTTACTGTCTTCTTGAATTTCAAGGGTGTAATTCATCTGGTTATAGCTTTTCAATTAGTTTATCAAGCTTAATATTAATCTGTTTGAAATTATCTTGCATCTGTTGCATCTCTCTCAAGAAATCTACCTTAAGTACATATTCGATTGGCAGACGGTGGTGCATGGAGTTCAGGTTGGCATCAGTGTTGTCCATTCGTTTTTCCACACGAAGGATACGTTCGTGAAAGCGGCCTAACAATTTATTCGTCACCCACCCAACACCAGTGACAGCTGGTACCGAAAAGCCAATAATAACCAGCAAGAGATCGGGTCCCAATGCGTCAGCCTGTTCTTTCTGCTACTATTCTAAGGTCTAGTAATCAAATTGGAGCTTTCCTTTTTTGGCCAATCCATTTACTAGCCATACCAACGCATCCACACAATCATCATGACTACTCACGCCGAAGTTTGTGAGTTCCTCGAAGAGATTAGTGAAGTTCCGAAAACGATTAAAGATTATTTTTCGTTCTTCAAACATGCCTATAATCCCCCTAAACCGCGCCAGCTTATCTGCACGGAATCCCTTGACGGGGTGCCAGATCAAGTTGTTCAAACCTTCGTCATTAAGGCAAATCCTCTTAAAATCGGCTTCGAGAGAAGCTTGATATTGGACGGCTTCTGACCAGATATCACAAGTAGAGAAGGTTGGGAAGTAGTTCCCATTGTCATCTTTTCCTATGATCGACCAATCATTAAGCAATTCTTTCATTTCATCTAGCTTTTCTAGGTTGCCCATGGCCCGTATCCTGCGGTAATCAATGATATGAATACGATCATCAATACGTCCACCCAGGACCATTACGGTGTAGTCATTCTTTTCTTTAATTCCAGCAGATAAATCTACCCCTATACCAAGTGTATCAAATTCTGTTGCTATCTCCGCCTTTACTATCAGCTCTGGTGCCAGGGATAGCTCACCTTGTCTGACAATCTGATTCATGTATTGAAAAGAGAATGCAACAGGTGCTTGTCTTTTCTTTTCTTTTAAGTAATCCAGTGACCACATTTCAGGCCAATAAGAAATCTCATCTCCTGTTTTAGGATCTGTTTGGATAGCAGACAACACAATTTGTTGCCAGTTATTTTGTTCATTAAAAGTAGTGGCGTGTATATCATCATGTCTGAATCTGGTACCCAAACATATTGCTCTCCCTCCTTCAAACATAGTTGGTGAGATAACCGCATTCCAGTTATCTTGCATTGCTTTACGTATATCAGGATTAGCTATATCTGTCGCTGATTTTATACAGTCATCAATTAAACATAAATGACTACGTTTAGATGTAACAGAGCCTTTTAATCCAGCTGCACAAAGAGTAAACATCTCATCACCGATATTATCAATACCGGCAAATTTATGATCAATGGACCAATATTCATTACTTGTTACGTTCTTTAATAGACGGACTGCCGGGAATACTTCTTGATATTTACGGCTTTCTATAATACGTTTAATTGCTGCTGATTTAGGACGTGCAATTTCAACTGTATAAGAAAGATAAAGAATTTGTAAAGGTAGCTTAGCTGTGGTATGTACACCAATAGCCCATGCAGTAAACAAACCTAAGGTCGTTGACTTTGCTGAATTGTGACTAACAATATAATCTTTAGTTAAGAAAGTATGACAGTTGTCGGCTACTTCAATACAACGTACTTTTTCTGTTGTTGATGGGCAAATATTTTTAATGCTGCGGCAAGGAAGATACTTGGTGCAAGGAGAATATCTTTGGGCTTTACGGTGTAAGTGAAAAGGTTTAATGCTATCTGGTAATTTGATACCTAAGGTAACTGATGGTGTTGTCGTACGTACGCGCTCTTGATGTTTGTTTAGGTATGTATTCAGTTGTGACGCACGTTGTGTTGCTATCCCTCCAAGGGATTGAACTAGCTCTGTTACATCTCTAACAAGAGCTGTAGATGTTGTACAAAAAGACACCCCTCCTGTAGATGCAACAGTACCATCTGTGTCTAGCAACCCTTGTAGCAAGGCTTCTCGATCAGGTATCGATGCTATCAAATAAGACTTAGGAATAAACTTATCAATTGATGTTTTACCATAGACCCCAAGTGTTTTTAGGATCTCTCGCACAATACTTGGTTTTCCTCCAGCAAGAACCCCTTTAACATGTGAGATATTATATCCATATTTTGCTACTTTTTTAAAACGATAATCTTCTGGTAATCCTAGGGCACAACGTTCAACAATCTCTGGATCTGCACTACATAAAGAAAGGTTATTAGAACTAAGAGAACCATCACCAAGTAATGCTCCTAATAAATATGGATCAAGAGGAAGTTCTGTTGCTGGATATTCAACTGGTTGTGTGACAGGAATCTGATAACGAGGATAACCTCTACTGTCTAACCAAGGTGTTTCTCCTGGTTCACAAGTAGCAGTAACTCTTTGGGTCAATGCTCCAGGGCGACCATTCCCTTTAATCCCTACTGTTTTTTGTGTACGTATTTCATTAAGTGTCATGCTGCGCCAATCTCCTTTTCCGTCTGTTCCCATTCGTCGCACCTTCCATAGGTGTTGATCGTCACAACGAACAGAAGAACCATCAGTAAAGACGACTTCCCATGTAAGTGATTCTTCGTAATCTGAAATACCTACTACTTCAGTTAATTGCCCGTGTTCAGAAAAGACAATATCACCAACTTGTAGTTCCCCTATAGGTACCCATCCATTAGGAGTAGCTACCGGTGTAGATACAGCTAATGGCCCACGGGGACCAAGTAGATCAATATTCGGACCGGCTATATTTTTTAAACAGACACTATCCTCACCTGTTACAAAGTGTCCGTGCCAATCCTTGTGGTGGGAGGCTGGAGGTTTATTAGCAACATATTCACAAAAGAAACTAAAATCTTCTCTAGCTTTTTTTACTGCTTCTTGGTTATCAGATGGTTTAACTGTGTAGTTTTTTGCAGCCGCCCTTGCGTTGCGTCGATACGCAAGATGTAAATATGAGGGCATGCCAAGAAACTAACTAGATCAAATATAGCCTAAGATTTAGATTTTTGTTCTTTATATTTACGAGCTTTATCTAAAGCAGCCTTACGTTTTTCTTTGTCTGTCATATTAGAGCCGTCTTCTTTTTTCGCCTCTTTATTCTTGAATATCTCAAGAACTTCAGGAGGCATTGATTTTTTAGCCATCCTATTAACGCATCTGTCTTTGTGAACGAGCTGCCATTTGAGCACGTTGCATTATTTCCTGAGCTTCTTCATCTGTATAGCGAGTAGATCTACCTGGTCCCATGGAGATACCGCCTTTAGCAGGCATATTCAATGGAGCAATAGGATTAGCTGCTTCTACATTAGATCTGTTCTCAAGACCGCTATAACGATTGTTGGCTTGCATGTCACTATAATCTGGTTCTAAGCCAGGGCGAAAATCAGCATTTACTGGGGATCTTTGAGCATTTGTTATTTGCTCTTCTCTTTGTTTACGCATCATGGCTTCCATCATGGTTCGCTTTCCTGCATCAGCAGTTCTGCCTTCCATGCCTGGTAACCCGCTATTGGCTCCCATGAGTACCTTATTTACCCTTTAGGGCACGTAAGCGATCCATCTTAGTCTTCATATCCTCTTTCTTGTCCACAGGCTTTGCAGCGCCTTTAGCACCAGGCTTACCGCCCTTGGGTGGATTAGGCGGGATAGCCTTCTTGCCACCTTTCATTTCTTCTTTCCCTTTAGGGGGTACTTTGCCAGTCATGTCATTCACTTAAGTAATAAATTTATTTTAGTACATTATTCTTCTAATTGCATTCTTGCCCATACACTCATTGCTGCTTCTTTTAAAGGACCTTCTATTGGGTCATCTTTAAATATAAAAGCTAATTCACGTATGGCACGGTCTGCCCCTGCCATCAACAAGCCTTTCCTATCTTTATTAGTAGTAAACTGCTCTACTTGATTGATGGTACCACGGAGCTCTTTTTCCATTGCTGCAATACGTGCTACCCCTGCTTCTCTCTTTACACCCATATTTTCAATATCATCGCGTAACAAACGGATGTCATCTTTCATGTAGCCAATTTCATCCAATAGTATCTGCCTGTGGTCAGGTTTCTGATACTTTTCTTTTATCCACTCTTCACATGCAGTGATACTACCTAGGTAACCAAGGAAACGAGCATACAGAAAACACTCAATTGTTGAATAGTTTTCAGCACAAAAAGAACAGAATGACTCGTGGGTGCCAGGATCTAAACCTTCTGCCCACGCATCAAAGACTTCAGTATTTGTAAGCTCCACGGGCCTGGGCAGCATCCCTGGCTTCGTCGCTTTCACTGAACTCTTGTTTCTGTTTAGTTCCTGCACGTTCTTCTGCAGCTTGCTTTCCAATAGTTTCTCTTGCTTGTTCACCAGTATCTTTGTATTTCTGTTTGGCAAATTCATACGCAACGCCCGCAGCTTTACGATATTGCTCAAGATCTTTATCTGAGAATAAATCGTCGCTATACGTAGTTGCGGAAACAGGGTCTGCCACGGTTCAATTAAAAATTAGACATCATTTGAGCAAGACCTTGACTATAGATGTCGCCCCTTCTAGCACGGTTGGCTTGTTCTGCCTGCCTCATTTTAGAACCTTCTAACTTACCAAGAAGGGTTTCAAATTGAGACAAGTCTTGTTCAGGCGCAAATGTTGCATCAGCAAGTGTTTTTTTTGCTAGTTGTCCTTGTTCTGCAGTATATTCCCCTCGTGTTACAGCGTCTGTAATAGCGTTTACTTGCCTTGAATATTCGTTATAATCCTCTGCTTTACCTGTGCGGGCCCAGTTTTTTGCCATTTGTTTGTTTTGTTAACTAAATTAATTATAGCAAGTTAATCTTAAAAATAGCCAGTGTGCTTTATTTAAAAGGGTTGCCTAGAATCCTGTCTTTCTTTTAAAGTTTTTAGCAGGTCTTTAAATCTATTCACATCAAATTCTGTTTTGTTTTGTTCTTGTTCAAAGTCTTGTTCTTTATCTGTTTCCTGGTTAAAATCTTCCATTATGAAAAGTTAAACGCCCCTACTAATCCTTGCATTAAATTCTGGCTTCCTTGTTCTCTGGTAAGTCTAGACTTACTTTCATTCTGTTGTTTGTCCAATTCCATTGAAATAGATCCCTCCAAGGATTTTAAACCTGAATTATATATAAAACTTTCATAGCTACTAAGCTGTGATTTTGTTAGTTCAAGATCTTCTGGAGAACCCTCTGTTATAAAATCAGGAGCTGTGATCCCTGTTTTTGTACTTATATCTTTTGATAACGTTGGTCCTTTACCGATATTTAATTTATATTTACCTGTTCTCCAACCAGCTCCTCTTGGATCGTCTATTGTTGTTAATATAGGTCCGCCGTAACGCGCCTCCATTTCAGCTTGGAAGGCATTTGCAGGAATACTTTTCTTGTATTCATCTTTAGATTCTAGCGCTGCTTTAATATCATAATTTGGATCAATACTTAATTTTCCTGTTAGAGGATCTATATAATCCTTTAACTCTTCTTCTGTAGGAGCACGATTGTAAACATTTTGAAAAAGAGATCTGACTTTTTGTTCTTTTCGTTTAGGTTCATATACAATTGCCTCAGCATCTAATGCTTTATAATCGTCTTGTAATGTAGCTCTAGATAATCCATGTGCATGATAATAATCGTCAAGTGCTTGTTTTCCTAACTTAAGACTAGTATATCCAGTTTTATATTCGCTTAGTAGATTTGCTAATTTAGCAGGACGCCCTGCTTCGCCTGATTCTTTCAGTTCTTTCTTCTCTAGTGCATCAGCTTCTTTTTTTGCCTTGATCTCACTATCTGCGCGATCAAGAATACTTTGTTGAAAATTCCATGCGTCTCTTCTGTCATTAGCCGCGTTTTGTGCGGATAGGTTCATTAAATATACAGATAGAAAATCCATAAGTTACCTCCTATAAGCTTGGTAATACAAAATTACCAAAGCGGGCTCTATCTTCTAATGTTGCTGTAAATCTTTCTGCAAGTCTATTACGTTCAGCAGCATCTTTTAAACCTTGTTTAAATAAAAGTGTTTGATTTTGTTCCTCTTCTAACTCTCTCTCTTTTCTTGCTAAAGCAAATTCTTGAGGTTTAAATTTGTACAGATCTTTTTCTTTTGCTGCTTCTTGTAAAGCAGCATCCATAGGTGCATTATATAAAGAAGTACCTAGTTGTCCAAATATATTCATTGCTTGTGCTTGTGCTCTTCCAGCAGAAGCCTCCGCAGATGCAAGATAATCACCAAACATTTTATAACGAGCTTGTTCTTTTGCTTGTTTTCTTGCTTGGATAGCTGCTGTTTTATAACCTTCTCCTTGTATTGCAGAACCTGCTAATCCTATTAAACCACCTACTATCGGTCCACCTGCACTACCCCAGAAACCTGACGACGCAGTAGCTCCAAATGGTGTCATTGCCATGGTTTATCCTCCTGCGCTTGCATACAGTCTACTTCAATCTTACGTAATAAAGTTAAATTATTTTGTTTTTTATAAAAGCTATTCATAACTAAGCATAGTATTGTCTATTTGGTAATGGCTGTGGAGCAAATACAGGTATTTCTTGGCGTGGTTGACCTCTTCGTGCACTTAGATATGCATCTGCATTTCTTATTGGCGCATCAGCTAGATATGCAAGCATTTCTGGACTACCTCCAGCAATACTTGCTTGTATTCCTTTTTGTAAAGAGCCAAATCCTGCGGCTAACATTTCTTGCCCGAATTTACGTTGTGCATTTTTATCAGCTAAATTAGCATCAAATTCTCTCATCTTCATCATAAAAGGCATATAAGCGTCAAGTTGTTCTGCTGTATTTGGAGCTCCAAACTGCTGCATAAACATGGCTCCTGAAAGAGAATTTGGATCTATTCCTGATTGTTTTAATTGAATTAGACCATCAAGTGATCGGTTACTTTTTGTTAAAGGTTTGTTTAATAAATCAAGACCAAAGCTATTTGTTGCATCAAAAGTAAGTCCCCCTGGGCCAAAAGCTTTTTGTAATTGATCAGGAGTGTAATTTAAAGCAGCACCTGCAAACATTCTTGCCATGATTAACCAAATTGAATGTTAGGAGATTGACGAACAGCAGCTTGTATATATGGATTAGTGCCTGCCATAGTGCGGGCTAATGCTCCAGCTTCTGCTTGTGCTCCTTTAGCTAATGCGCCTTGTGTAGCTAATATACCAAGACGTGCATCTATATTACCTTGTGTATTCAGTAAAGCTTGTGAGCGCACCAAGTGTTTATCTAGCCCTGATTGAACAAGTGGATCTAAAGATTTACTATATTGCAGTTGTTGTTGAAATTGATGTTGAATAAGATCTTTTTGAGCAGCTACCTCTGATCCAAGCATTTGTTTACTGTATCCAAACTCTCGATCCATCAATTGTGTCTCATATGCATAACGACGTGCAGCTTCATTTAATGGGATATTATTAGGACCAAACAAGGGGGTTTCTGTCCCTTTTGTCTCTGGTTTATTTCCAGTTTGTTGCCCAGTGACTGCATTTTTAATGGTTTCTGCTCCTCTAGCAAAAACTTCTCCTCCTCCGTATGCTCCTAGTACAGGTGCTACTACTCTTGCTATTTTACCAAGAGGGCCAGGCATTCCTTTTGTAAGGGCATTTACACCAGCTCCGACAAGGCTGCCACCGAGCATGCTACCTGGAATAGCTGCTGCAGCACCAACAAGCTGGTCTTGCTGAAGTTGATTTATAGTTGAAAAAACACCTGCTCCTACTGCTCCAAGGCCGCCTACATTGCGAGATGTAAGTCCAGCATTCCTAGCATTTTGAACAGCTGTTTCATAAGCTTCAGGAGCTTTTGCAACCATGTCATTATATCTCCTTAATCCCCTCTCTTTCATTCGTGTTACATAGTCTCCTAATTGATATTGAGCTGCCTGAGGTGGTGTAGTAGATGCTGCAGGATAGCCATACTTATTTGCTATTTGAGCTATTTGCTCTGGAGTGTAATTTGCCATTTATTGTTCAGTCATTTATTTATATAGTTAAATTCTATCAGATATTATCCTATTGTTGATAATCTGAAAGCCTAGGTAATTGTGGTCTATTAGCAGAAGCTATTATTTCATTAGCTATTAAACCAACAGCAGATCCTGCTAATGAGCCAATAGCGGATCCTGCAATGCCTCTGCCCATTCGTGTTCCTTTTGGTGCCGTTGCTTTTAGTGTATCAGGTGTTTTACTAAGTAAATTAAGCTGTTGTGGACCTTTCATTCTATCAACCGAAGTAACACCCATTCTTGCTCCTGCTATTCCACCGGCAAGCGCTGTTACACCTGGTATCGATACAGGATTACCTAAGATGCGCATCTCTGGTTTACCTTCTAGATTCTCACCTGTTACTTTTACAATGCCCATTGTGCCAGGGATACCTGGATCATTGTGTAAATAATTCATATAATTAGCGTATCTTGCATGCGTTAAATCAAGAATCTCTTCTTTTGCTGCGTCATATTTCAAAGGACGTCCACGTCTCCCCTGGAAAAAACGTTGAAATAATTCTGCTGCCGGATCGGTTGTTTCCCTAGGGTCTTCTTCACTAGGTAAGTTTTGCTTATAGCCTGCTGGTCTACCCAATTGTGCAATGTTAAGTGGGTCATAGGCACCAGAAAGGGCAGCCGCTGATTGTATAGCAGTAACTCCTACAGCAGCTCTTCCATAACCACCTAGACGATCCTGTGGGTCTACTAGCTTCTGTACTAACTCATCTGCTATTGCACCAGGGTGATTGTATTTCCAATAGAAACGTCTAGTTTCATCATTTAAAACATCTCCTAGAAGGTTGGCACTATAAGCACCAAAAAAAGCAAGCGGAGTTTCAACAGGTGATACACCTTGCGCTTTTAAACGTTTATAGAATTGTGGATCACGTACACCTTTTCCGTAACCTCTTTCTTCTGCAATCTGTTCTTTTATGTATGCACCAACAGCAGCGCCTTGTTGCATGCCTGCTGGTGTACCATACTTGCCCATATGGCGTGAATAGTCCCAGGGGGTTTTTGCCATTTTATTACCCTAAAAGACTTGCTTGTTGTGCTAGATAAGCTTGATGTTCAGGCAGTAATTCAATACCGTGCATATTTAATAGTGATCGATCAGGTAAGCCTTGCATTTGAAATCTTGTACCTTGAGCAAGAGCTTGAGTTGCGCCATTGTTTAAATTCTGGAATTGCATCCCTTGATGATATAACTGTTGTTCTTGTGATACTACAGTAGGTGTTACTTGTGGAAGTAAACGTCCTCCTGTTACCATATCAACTGCAATTGGCGATAATAGAGAGGCTCCTAGGTTAACTCCTGTTTCTAAACCAGATGGGATGTGATGATCAGTAGAAATAATTTTACCACTTGCATCTTTTAATATTGCTGTTTTACCTTTGGAAAAATGTCTTGCAAGTCCTACTAAAGGCATGTTAGTAGCAAAGTCCCCTAAGCCATATGCAAGTCCAGCTACCGGTCCCCCTGTAGCAAGACCAAGTAAACCTGATATTCCAGATTGGATACCTACATCTTTTGCTACTTGTCTTCCTGCTCCGCCTTTAGCAAAATATTTACCTGCTAATTTTGCTATCCCACCCAACATTTTATTTATCCTATATTATCTTTATTTTATACGAACTATTTTTGGTTTGGCTCCAAGGGGAGTTTGTTTTCTTCTTGTATTGTTTTAGTACCTTCTTGCTGTTCTTTACGTATTTCACTACTAGTTTGTTTAGAAGGAAGTAAATCAGCTACACTCATCTTTCCTTCTGCTTCATCTTTTGCACGTTCATCTGCTGTTTCCATTAAGAAACCTCTTGGGTCTGGATTATTCATTGTAGGCATTGGATTCTTAGCTCGTTTAGCAGGATTTACAGTTGGACTGAGTTCATATGCATCCATCCAAAGAGGTTGATAATCAGGTTGTTCTTGTGGACGTTGTTTAGTGAGCGCCCGTCCCTCCACAAAATCATAATCTTCTCTACGTTTAAACCTACCTAATCCTTTGAATAGTTCATAATTACTATTAACTTCTTTATTCTCATCAAAAAACGGAGAATTAGAAATAAAATTAAGATCGGGGTTTAAATTAAGTTGTTTGGTTTTAACACGATTTAATAAATCTTCTTCTGTAAAACGAGACGGTGTCCATGGTGCCCTGTTACTACTTGCTTTTGTACGAAACAAATCATCAAAAGAAAGTTTTTTATGGTCATAATTACCCCTATTAAAAGGGTTGGTGATATAACGACCTAGATCAAGACGGGCATCCTTTGACATTAGCTAGCCTTTTCTTTTTTACGATTATTTAACTTTACCAAAGTTTTACGCAGGTTAGCTTGCTTGACCGTTTTTTCATCATACTTGTCCGGTTCAGAGAGAACATTCTCCTGTAACTGAGAAGAAGTGATACCTTTTCGTTTAGCTTTTGCAGTAAAGGTCCCTTCTTTTATCTCAGCTTTTTGAATCCATTTTTTTTCTTTTTTCTTTTTTTCTTTTGTCATAATTAAAATACCAAATCACCATTTGTGTTTTTTCTTAATTTGTTTCTGACTGATGTAGGACCTGGCGGTTTACCTCTTCTTCCTTGTGGAGTTACAATCATTTTATCTAAAGCAGCTTGTCTCATTAACGCATTTCCAAATTGAGCTAAATTACTTCCTGTTATTCCATATCTTTGAATCGTCTCTCCTTCGCTTAAGGGTCCTACACCAGATAAAATAGGTGCATCACCCCTGCCTAATCTTAACGCTCCTTGACGTACATATCCACCAGGAGTAAGATTAGCCGTTAAAGCAAATTGATTAAGTTCATCAATCTGTTCGGGAGTAAGCCTTCTAATACCTGTACCTGCTAAAGGAAGTTGGCTTGTAGGAGCAAGGTTAGGATTTAATTGACTACTAGTGTATTGATAATTTCCTTCTAATACGCGAGATGCTGGGCCTGCAGCAGCAGCAGCAACTCCAGTGTATGGATTTTGTGTACGTGCAAAAGAACCTATATTCATAGTAGGTACGTTTACTTTACCAACAACATTACCTGTTTGTGGATTACGCACATTAACACGACGCATACCTTCTCCAGTGGAAGGTGTTTCCATAGCACCACGTAACCTTGTCATATCAACCCCTGTCTGTGTACTAGGACCTAATCCAACAGCAGCCCCTGCTTCTATGTTACTTTTTTGTAGTATGCCTAAAAGTTTACGTTGAGATATTGTGTCAATACGGGGTGATTGATATGCCACATTACTTGTGTCCCCTTCGTCACCTAAAGTCATTGGATCCACACCACCGGAACCTCTTACTTGATAACGTCCAGGGATAGGCCCTTCTGGAACATCTTCTACTGCCCAATCCACATATTTAGTTGTATACTCTTTACCTGTTTTAGGATCAATAGCTTTTTTAAAACCTTTGGCTAAAGGAACGCCCCTTTCATTTGTTTTAACAGGAATACCATAAATACCTGTGTCTTTTTCTGTTTTTAATAAATTAGTTATAAAACCATGAGCTTCTGTTGGAAAATAAGTAGTTCCTGTTTTTAAACTTATTTCTTGTTTTAAAATAGGTAGATCTATACCTTTGTTATTCATTAAATAATCATCAACCGCATTAATAATAAAACCTTGATAATCGTAAGATTCTCCTATTTCACTTAAAGGAAGTCCTTCTGCGCGTCCCTTAGCTAACACCTCTGGATTGTTTTTTGTTAAGTAAGCAGCTTTTTGAACAGGGTCATTAAAATAAGCATCTTTAGCTGCTTCTGCTACTTCTTCTAATTCAGCACGATTTAATGCTAACTGTTCTAATTTAGTTGCAGGATGATTGCCCCATGTTGTTTTTATTTGTCCTGTTATAGGATCTACTTGCTTCAAAGGAATAAGTTTTTTACCTAGTAAAGGAGTCTCTTCATCTAAAAGCAAACGTTTTGTTGTTGGTAAATAATATTTTCCATCATCCCCACGGATAAGACCTGTCTGAGATGAAATGTAAGGACTCTTGATTTGATTTGTCCAATCACTTGCTGGTTGTGTTGTTATGAGTCTTGAAACGTTTGCTACTGCAGGTTCAAATCCTCCTGCTAATTTAGTTCCTTGGGTAAGCGTGTCTTCTGAACTAATAATTCCTCCACGTTTATATCCAATATCACGCAAACCAAGTTGACGTTCAAAAGAAGATTCAGGATCAGCTTGGACACGTAGTCCAGTTGTTTGCTCACTATCCACATCTTTTCTAAAAGGTATTACAGCATCAATAACTCGTTCTTGTCTTTCTGTTCCTGCCCTACCTACTAACCCACGTACACTCTCTACAGCACCAGGTATTAATGTTGTGCTTTTATTTGTTCTTTCTTTAAAAGTCTCAGTAGGAAGTAAAAGATTACCTACTCCTTCTGTATCACCATAATCAGTAGCGTTTTCATTAAAAAATCCACCTTCTAGAAAATCAGGTTCAAATTCCATATCATCAATTGTTTGTACATAATTCCCTGTATTAGGATCAAAAACAAATCCAGCTCGTTCTAATTTTTCTTTCTGCCCTAATCCTGGAAGATTAGCTGTATCTGCATAAGTAAGTCCTACGCCACCAACTCCGGCTGTTTGTAATTCATCGACAAAAGCTTCAGGCATAGAAGCACGTGCTCCACCTGCTATCTCCATTGTTGGATTAATACTTACAGCTCCGCCACGTACTTTAGGTGTTGATCCAAGAAACTCCCTGATCTCTTCTCTTGATACATTAGGATTTAAAATTTGATCTCTAATCTCTCTTGGATAAGAAGCTGCTGCCATTGTACGTTCTAAAATTTCATTTGGAGTGAATCTGTTGACACCAACGCCTTCACGTGCTGGTGTATCAGAAAACTGACTTAATTGTAAAACGCTTCCAGGGCGAACAACAGTTCCTTCTTTACGTAGTTGACGTCCAATTTTAGGATCTACTTTTATCTCTCCTGTTAAATCTGAAACACTACGTCCACCCCGTTCATATGCTCTTTCTAATTCTTGTGTGCCACGTTCTCCTAGTACTTCAAAATCTTCTTCTGTTATCCCATATGGATTAAATGTTTTTATTACATTTTCATTAACAGTATTAATTTTAGCTAATTCTTGAGAAAAATCTTGTATCTCATCAGAAACACGCTTTATGCGATCAGCATTTTTACTGAATGCAGTAAAACCTGTTACTTCTCGTTGAGCAGGTATTACTACTCCTCTGGTAACAACTTGATCGAGACCAGGATCAGATGCCTCTACTGATTGTTTAGTAATTAATGGATCTAGTTGATCTTGTATTGAAGTGAGGTCTGATGATACAGAACCACGTTCTTCTAAAAAAGAACGAGGAGTAAATTTAGTTGGTCCACGTTTTAAACCTTCTTCTCTTGAAATTAAACGTCCCTGTCTACGAATTAAAGATTGACGTGTTGGTTCGGAAGTGGGTTTGGGAGTAACAAGTGCAAATTGCTCCACTGTTTTAGAAGGAGGCACACCGGCTGTAGAAATTTTTTCTACAACTGGTGCAGCCTCTGCTGGTGGTGCATATACTTTTTTAATTGGAGTTTTTCTTCCGAGTAGTCGTGTTAAACCAAATCCACCTGCACCAATGCCTGCTAAAGCTGCTACGGTACCTAGAGCATTTGTTACGTTAAAGTCTTCATCTTTACTTTTGAGTTGATTACGCCTAAACTCAAGTACCTCAGGTGCCATCTGTGCCCTTTCTTCTGCGTCTTCTGGGAATGGTGTTCCAGTAGCACGACTATATGCGTAGAAATCAGTCGGAGAAAGGGCCATTTAGGTTTATCAGCTTTATTTTTGTTCTGTAAATATTCTAATGTTGATAATCTAGGTTATAGTAAAATAATAAAACAAGTTTAAACATACATGGATCCTCAGGCAAGGCAAGCAAGAATCGAAGGGCTGCAAAGTATTAAGAAAAAAGCTTTAAACCTTGCTGGTGCTGGTGCAGATGCGTTTGAAATACGTGATTTTGTAACAGAAGCTAAAAAGGGACTTGCTTATACAGTACCAGAGGAAGATCAATTTAGAAAATCTAAGACACTTGCATTAGAATACAAGAGACAACAGGCAACAGATCCTATTGTTGACTAGATTTAAGTAAAAGTTAAATCACCGGGCTTAAAAACCCGGATTTTTTGTGTGTATTTTTGGGCTAAGTAGGGATTTTACATACTAAAAACACTATAAAAGGGTCTAATTAGGGTAAAAATTTCGTTACTGTTCTCCACATACCCACAGCAAACATAATGTGGGGAGAAAAAAAAGAACTACGGGGTAGTTCGTATAGATAGGGGGCTGCGCATCCTTATAACGCAGGTATTCCATCGCAATAGTACCATGCAACTGAGCAAGCTAGAGGAGAAGGTTGTCGATTTTGGCGACAGGTGCCAGCAAGTGGCTAGATACCTGTGGAACGGGCGAAACGTTAGTATCACGGAGCGCCAGCTCCAGTGGTATGAGATGAGCCCACATCAGGTAATAGAAGAGTTACTTGAATCAGTACAAAGTTTAGAGTGCGAAGAAGCCTGTGAAGCAGGCTTTGAGCGTCAGTTTACAGTTTACTGTACCAAGCGAGGAGGAGTTTACTCCTTTAAAGCGAAGGTAATGAACTAAGCTCCCGGATACCTAGTATAACCTAATCTTCTTAATGTTTTCTTAACGTTTGTAGATTAGGTCGTGCTAGAATCGCCTGTTTTCGTTCTCAAACGAATGTTGGGCCGTCAAGCTGGACGTTAAACGCAGCAGACAACTCAGGTGGTAGATCACCAGGTGTCCTTGGCATCCACACTTCAGTGGTATAAGTCCAAGCTACTGGAGAACACCGTGATCAACACCACCGCTAGCGCCAACGTTACTGAGTTGGAGCTGACTGACATTACTGAAATGTCATCGGCTGCAATGCAGGAAATGTTTGACGCGTCTCGACGGAAGTGTGGCGATAACGTAATGAGTAAGGTCCTTGACCTACTCGAGTACGGACGTAGCCAAACACTTACTGCCGAACATCTCCAGGTCATCAAGTCCTACGTGGATGAGATGCTGGAGAACAACTGAACTGTAGTACTCCACTTGTTGGAGGGCCAGGTGCAACTCCTGGCTTCAGTTATTACCCACAGCGGAGATGGGTACCGCACACATGGAGTTATCCATGGCTAACACTACCATCAACCTTGAAGATGGTTGGACACAACGCCCAGTTTTTACTGGTGTTTGGCATTTGGAGTATGTTGATCCAGTTGCTGGATTCGACATCTCCATCGTGACAGGACCACTAGGTTCTGGAGTGATGGGAGTTATTGCTCCAGGTAAGCCAACAACCTATGAAGCCTGGTTGCCAGGATTATCTAACCCCACAGGTTATTTAACCTTGGATGAAATACGTGGCGTTATTAAATATCTTCGAGAGAAGCATCATGATGATACGTATCGGTTGCTTTGTGAAGATGACATGACAAACTGAGCTGTAGTACTGCAGCAATGCAGGGCCAGGTGCAACTCCTGGCTTCAGTCATTGCCCAGTCCGCAGGAGATGGGCACCTGCACAACATCAACTCGATTATGTTTTCAGTTAATAACGTAGCTGCATTCATATGTGGTTATGTGATTGTAATAGGTATTGGTTCGCTAATAGCAGTGCGTATGCTTGATAAAGCAACTGCACAACAATGCATTAACCACGACTGGCCTACTGCTGCGCATAAAGTCCACATGGACTGGTGTACAGCTAACGGCTACGTAACTAAGTAACTTCCTTCATCCAACCTTAAACTCATGAAATCTGACTCATTGCTAACTCCCGTACTTGCCGTTGTCATGGGCACCGGCCTTGGCATGCTGCTTTCAGTAGCTGGCCAGAAGGTGCTCAATGCACACACCCTAGAGAACTGTTGGCGTACACCTAATCGCCAACTTGTCCACCTTCGCTTGTTCCAAGGTGATGCATGGTACTGCGTAGACAAACGCTACCTTAACTAACAGGACGAAACTAGGTTATAACATCATAACGATGCTGTAACCTGGTCGGCAGTTAATTACTGCCCTGATGAGTCCACATCAGAAACCCCATCGCATTATTACCATGAAGAACAATCACAAGATCTGCGGCAGGTACGTGGAACTAGACACGTATCGTCGCAGTAAAGATACTAGACAGTTAAAGCTAACCATATTAAATATCATTACATTTATCGGAGCCGCTGCTGTGATGGCTATTGTCATAACAGCAGGGTTAGGCTCTGATATAACCACACCCTTGACTCCAACACAACATGAACAACTCAAGAGAAGATGACGTAATAGTCATCAGCATTACCATCATCTCAATCCTATTCACACTATTATTTCAACTCATTCTAGAAACATGGCATTACTTCCAGAGCAACAGCAAATCGCAACAGCAATCGGTTACGTCGCCCTTGATGGTGACGAAGGTACCTCACAGTACCCAGCCGATATTGACTTTCCGACCCCTCCTCCTAAAGGAGCAATCCCCTGCACAGGGAACGTCCGTAAAGATAAACACGGTACCCTCCGCTGCTATTGGATTCCAGCAGGAGGTAACTACACCTCCGAAGAGAAAGACGAGCTCCAAGGGTGGTACGACGTGCCAACCCTTGAAGACATCGAAGAGTACACGTTCGACGACACCTGCTATACCCCAGCAGGTGACGAAGTAGAACCTGATCATCCTGATAGCTGGCTAAGGATACTTAGCCTGGTATAACTAAACCTGGGCACCCATCACCATGGGGTAAGTCCCAGGTATCCAACCAACCTTACTTTATTTTCAACATCATGGCTTTTAAACCAACCTTCACTTTCCCACATTCAGAAGAAGACTTTGTAACAGTAATCTGTTTAAGAGTCGAGCCACGCTACGAAGAAGTTGTAATGTCACGCGCTGAATTTGAAAGGTTTAACAAAGTATTTAAACCTTGTGAAGAAGAAGGTTATTTTGCTGCTGATTTATTAGAAGAGTTTAAATTTAAAGATTGGAATACTATGAATCTAGATAGTCCATTAGATTCGTTTAAATATTATTTCAGAGCATACTCTGGTGATGTAACTTCAGGTTCTGATGACGTAATCTTTATGGATTCTAATCTGAGCTGGCAAAAACCATTCAAACGAAAATATCTTACATTACGTGGAGATGAAAGAATCATTAACACTTAGATTTAACCATCATGACTTATCTAACTCATCAAAGCTACACTATTGATCAACTAGATGTATTAACAGATATTGCAGATGTACAAGAAGAAGCAATGCGTAATTTCAGATGGTGTGATAGTCCAGAACTATTACCTGATGAAGTAACTTTTGTTTCAACAATTACTGAATAACAACTTAACAACCTGGGCACCCATCACCATGGGGTAAGCCCCAGTTATTTAATCAAACCTTAACCTCCACCTAACATGACTACCACTGCGCCACGCATCAATGAATACACTGCTCTCGCGGGTATTCTCAAAGACCTCAAGGCTATCGTAGCCAGGGAAAGCAAGCGTCCACAAGGGTGTGAAGACCTCACACTCTCAATGCTTGCCCTTTTAGAAGAGGAGATCATTCCTCAACTAGAGAATGAGATCGAACATGATCTTAACTACGATCCAACACCTCAGCATTTATGGGATGCCACAGGGGGTGAAGCCCCAGTGACCATGGCAGAAATGCATGCCTCTGCTTGGCAACAACACCAAGAAATGCATAGCTGAATCACACGTCCTGAGTATGACGTTAAACTGCTCACACTCCATTGCAATTTAAGACATGTTCTTTTCCAATCCTTCCAAGTCTCATTGCTTTAACGGTCCGTTAGAGGTTACAGCAACAACAAGTCTCAAGAAGATTACTAAGACAATAGAAGATCGTATCGACGGTCTTATCTCCAAGCTAATCCGTAGCTTTGAGAAACAATATCCTGGTCGCTACGGCGACATGACCTTTGAGATTAACAAAGGTAACAAGTATTACAAGATCATGGAAGTAACAAGTTCCATGGGTTGTATTACTAGTAGATCAGTCCATGCTTTTATTAGTAGACAGACAGGTGCTGTATACAAACCAGCAGGCTGGAAGTCTCCGGCTAAACATGTAAGATACAATCTACTAGACGATGCATCCTATGCAAAATGTCTAGAGCGAGCTGACTGGGCAGGCGGCTACCTATACATAAGGTAATCCGTCATTTCCTGCATAGATCACTCGCCATCCACTACATTACTACTATCCCCTCCCTTCCCACCATGACTACTACAGACGTAGGCGGTACCCTCTTCGGTGCCGTCATCGAGTACAGGATCAAGGTCAATGACATCTGGCAAGATCGATCAGTCTTTCTGATCAACAAACAACACGCACTCACGTGGTTGTCAGAAGACTGGGTCAAGATGACTAAGAAGCATGATGCCATGCTTATGGATATTCGTATCGATTATCCTGTCTACTATCCAGACATCGATCCAATAGATGTTTCTGGCTATGAAGATCCAACGAATGCAGACATGATCTACAGTGTAGATTTCAAGTCTGAAAAGATAAGCTACTCAGAAGTATAGATGTAAGTGTCCTGGGCACGACATTAAACTGCCCTATACACTTAATCAATTCTTAACCTCCTCATCCATGACTGACTCCAACATTCAAGTGCCTGATGCTTTAAGCATTCAACGATTACAAGCTATGGAATTTGTTGCCAAGATGAGAGCAGCAGCTGACCGTGTCGGAGCTGGTTTCATTGGTGGCTTCATTGATCCAAACACTGGTGAACAATTCACCATGACTAATATGAATCCTTCTATTACTCCTGACATTACCAAATTATTAGAAGACTAATTAACAAGGGGCTGGATCGCATTAGATCCTAAGTCTGGTGCGGCCAGCTACCCCTCATTAACTGGGTCAGTCCCAGTGATGGCCTTCAACATCACAAGGTCCCATTCTGATTAAGCAGATGTTAATCAGAGGAATATACCAGATCAAACTCTGGATTTTAAATCACCGGCCAGTGAGGTCTCGAGAACCACACCAATTGTACACAACAATTGTCCAGGCCGTGTCTATTATCTCTATCCCTAATTCAAATGACTAAACCTAAGTCTGCTTTCAATTTTGACAAGACTATTGCTGGATTCAATATCACGGAGAATGGCATCAAGTCATTCACCAAAACAATCCAGCTTGGCCCACTGCAACTCACGCTTAATACCCGTGAGTCAGGCGTTCATGCATCCATTGCTTTACCAGGTACTGGCTTAAGCAAACGCAACATAAAGATATTGTAATTAACTAGCTCCGTCCTGGACATGACGTTAAACTGTCTACGTCCCATTGCAACTCAGCCCATGACTCCTTCTGAAACCTATCAATTGACTGTCCGTATGGAAACCTACGGCGGTAAGTTCATCTCATCGCTTGCCGTAGCAATTCGCTACGCTGACCCCGTCAGTAAACACAAACTACTAGCTGCATTCCCTGAAGTTGTAGCTAAGTACGGACCTAAGTCTGTATTCGATCCAGCTGATCGTCAACCTATGGAGGTACTTTAATGCCATCTATCTGGGCCATAAGGCATATTGATGTCTATCCCACAGGCGTCAACGAATACCAAGTCTATGCGGAAGCATGGATAGAAGATCGTATTCAGGTTAGTCCTGCCACATGGGAAGAACCAGCAGAGCATAGGCCTGGCTTATGTTCTGCCTCCACCTATGTAGAAGACAAACCACCTAGTGATCCATCAGATCTAGATGAATATATCCACGAATTAAATCGTGGCAATTCTCTTGATTGGATCGACGTTGATTCCACTGACATCTAACTATCTATCTCCCTGGTACAATCAAACACCAAAGGAAAATCTACTAACCTCTTTTCTTATCTTTTTTAATCATGACTAACCAACAAGACTACACGCAGCACCCAATCACCCCACCGCCTGAGCTGGTGCGCGAGTGGATGCACAAGGCAAATAACAATGAGGCAATACTCCCTCAAGTTGCCAAATTTGCCTCTCAATGGGGCAGTGACCAGGAGCTGGAGGCGTGTTGCAGTTACTTTGAGGACCATCTTCGTGAAGGTCTTTCGATAGAACTTCGCATCGCTCGCCGCCCCAAACCACCGAGCTTAAAAGAGCAAGCACTGGCGGTACTTGACGACTGCTCTGACCGTCTCGACGATGCCCACAAAAACATCGTCCGCTCTGCTCTTGAGGAACTACCCAATGATTAAAGGTTTTAGTATCGAATTCAAACCTTGGTATATCACAATACGTGGCCTTAGGGGTAGAGTCTATCTAGCTACAGGCTTTAGTAAACATGTACCAGTCTTTACACCAAGGCATACGTACTTGGATTCCGAGTATTCTACGTTTATCGAGAATACAACTAACTATATGTCAGAGCACTACGATGAGCTAGAGGAAGAGAGACAATACGGTATCTACAATTAAACTTATCGTCCTGAGTATGACGTTAAACTGCTCACATCCCAACTGCAACTCAACTCATGGAATTCCAACTCCCATCAAACCTTCAGCAACACCTCGTCAAGTACGACCCGCAACTCAAGAAGCTTATCCCACCTAGTAAACCCAAGGTATCACGAAACACACTTGGGTTGCCTGATGATATCATCCCTGCTCACATCATCAAGAAAGAAGTTCTATCAAAGGTAGTTACTCACATCAACGCTGAACCAGTAGAAGAAAGATACCATATATTCAAGAAGGATAATACTGAGACCAGGGCTTTGATCTACCACGTAGAGAACCTATGGGTAGCTGCCTGGTTGCCTAACCCTGGAGAAGATTACGTTTACGGAATATCGTTTGCTTGTAAAGCTAGTGCTTTTAACAAGATCAATATACCATTCGGATATAAAGGTGAACGTCTATTCAATATAGACAATGTAATACCTAAGAAGTATGGACGTACTGACTTCTATACCTGGACGGACTACATAACAATAGATCACATTAAGAACGGGTTAACTAATCCGTACTGGCTACATAATACAACTGCATACAAACAGAAGTTACAAGAGATTAAACGACACTTAGCTTCGTTTACTGCGCAGATCAAACAGTCTATCCCTCACTGGAAAGAAGATGGTACACATAACATATTCAAGAGACTTCATCCAGTGACTAATACTTATACTCATATCTTGCGTATACCAGAAGAGTATCCCTCAGTACCAGGGGTAGACCTATACAAGATGTATCTAGATGAAAATAATAGACATGTACTTGATACACCATGGTTCAAACGTTACATCAATACAGAAGCACAGAAGATAATCACTGCGTTCCATGATCCAACTACTATATCTCCTGAAGTACTAGCAAATATACATGATGAAGTAAAGCATACGCTTGCATGGATCAACAAGATACTTAAGATATGGCCTGACTGTCCTATCGATTACTTGCAAACTGCTATCAGCAATAATACATTTGCATTACTTACTAACCATAGTCTTTACTGGTCCCTTAGCTCATCTGATGGTGCAGTACATACTTGGCTTAATACTTATTTACCTGTAGATTCATTCTTTAAAATCCTTACTAAATATACAGATGAAGTAAAGACTAGATTTAATCCATCAAACAATTTACCAAGTAGAAATAGATCTACATTCCAATTATTATTTGACACAATATCTATGCTTGATCAGATACTTACAGCAGGTGAGACTATCGATCCACCTAAGCGTTGGCGCATAGAAGAATTCCATGATCACATCCAAGTGAAAGCTTGGACAATAAAGAATCCTAATCAATGTCTGCCACAGGATTTATTTCCTGCTCCTGTCAAGGTGTTGGATGATAACGAATTAACGTGGACCTTTATACAACCAATAGATACACACCAACTATCCAAATGGGGACAAGCAGTACGTAACTGTGTTGGTGCAGCAGCATCATATGCTAATGCCGTTAAGGCTAAGAAGGCATTCATTGTCCTGTGTCTGTGTAATAACAGACCGCAGTTCACTGTCATGCTTAAGGTATCCAACGGTGTCATGCACGTAGACCAGATCGTTGGTCTATCCAATGCCAGGCTCAACGACATTGAAAGAAACATCTATGAAAATATGTTTAGCAAGGCGTTGCAATTACGAGAAGAAGAACTAAGATTAGCCAACTGATATAACCCTGGGCAGTCAGCGCCAACCTGACGTAAGCCCCAGGCTTTAACCTACTACACCACTGCACTTAACTCATGTCTATCCTTGCTTGCTTTAGTCAACTGCTTCCACAATTCCATGCTTACATGGATCAAGATCAACGTTACAACCTAGGTGCTACCTGGAAAGATAGTGAGGGTCTTACTGATTGTCACAATCTTGAGCTAAGGTATGTACGTAACTCAGAGCGGCTTGCGCTCCAGGGTAAACCCCAGCCTGATGGTAGCTGGGCCTATGTCGAAGCTAATGGTACGGTCCACACCATAACTGCGGATCGTGCACAAGCTTTTATGGAGAAGACCCATGAACATGCCACCATTATGTGTGGAATGATCGACCGCCTCAAAGAGGCTGGCCTAATGGGTGAGACTCATGAGACTAGTGCTCAACCTGCTGCCTAAAGATTAAATAAATGGGGGCTAGCTTTACGTTGGTCCCCTTTACCTTTACAATAACAATGTCTTAATTATTACCATGACTAACGCCGCTGATCGCATTAATGCAATTGACCCTGGTCTAATTGAAAAGATTGAAGATGGTATCCCTGATCACACTTGGGATTATGTTATCAACTCTCTATCGCATAGAATGTTAGATTGCTTGCCTATGCAAACGATCATATCAATAGCATCCTTATATCTATCTGAGTATTACACTGAAAATACAGATGAGCTTATCCCTGATGCTCTTGAGATTATTGGAATTCAAGACACTGTTAATCTATTAGAAACATTAGAGCTAAAGATTATTCCTACTACGGATGAACTAACAATAGATAAGAATACAACTAACGATATCTATTAGGTATCACGTCCTGAGTATGACGTTAAACTGCTTGTCTGTTCCATTGCTTTATTCTTATGGCTTCTATGATTGCTTTTGATGTTACTGAAGATGATTGGATTGCGTTCCAGCAATTCACAGATACCGGTGGTATATCTGTTGCTACAACAGATGTAACTATTACTGCTATTACAGAACAGTACGTTTCTTTTTTGCGAGCTCTAAGCTTTATGGATTGCCAAATAGAAGATGCATTCAATGATGCAATAGAAGAGATACGCAAACGTCGCAAAGTAGATTCTAATGATTATCTCATGACATCCACATCCAATGAAGCCTCTCTATCAAACATTGACAACAGCACAGAAGACCAAACTAAAGAAACGACTGGAACAAATCCAGTTAATGACTGGCTTGAATGAACGTATCTATGAACAAGATCATCGTTTAACACCAAAGCAAGAACAGTTATCTGCTCTATGTACTGATCGTATGAAGTTCTTAATGGGACTTCTATCTTAGCTTAGATCGTCCTGAGTATGACGTTAAACTACTCACTAAACCCACTGCAATCACACCATGTCACTGCTTAAGTTTTCCCACGGTAATGCTAAACTTGCTAACCGTTTGATCTTTAATCTACCAGCGGGTTATGCTTGTCCTTCCGCTGGTGTATGTAGAACATTTGCTGATCGCCACACAGGTAAGATCAATGACAGTCTTGCAATACCTAATGCAGGAGTAGCTGACTATCGCTGCTTTGCTTCTATGGCAGAGACACGTCCTAATGTTAGAGATGCTAGATGGTATAACTGGGATCTACTAAAGGATGCCATGTATACAGATGATGAAGGTGCAGAAGGAATGGCTGATCTAATCATCAGTTCCTTAGCACCACATGAAGAAGATCTTGTAAGGATCCATGAGTCAGGTGACTTCTGGACAGAGCTATACCTAATGGCCTGGATTACGGTAGCTAGAAAGGAACCTAACCGTACCTTCTATGCTTTTACTAAGTCACTTAATATGTGGCTTAACCTAGCCAGTGAGATACCTAACAATCTATTCTTGACTGCTTCCATAGGAGGCCAGTTAGATTCATTGATACCAGGTAGAGAATCTACTTTCATCCGCCGTGCATACGTTGTATATACAGAGGAGGAAGCGTCTACACGTGGCCTAGAGATAGACCATGATGATAGTCATTGCTTTGGCGATAAACCATTCGCATTATTAGTACATGGTTCCCAAAGGGCAGGGTCAGCTGCCAGTAAAGCAATCAGCCTACGTAAGAAAACTGGAGGCTTCACTGGGTATAACATAAACAGACGCAAAGCTAAAGAGATTGTTAAGGTATAGTTACCAAGGATAGTAGATCTATTGGTATCACTAGCTGTTATCCTTAACTTAATAAAAATTAAGTTAGGTCTTACGTTGCAATTATAGATAAGGCCGATAACATCTGATTGTTTACTTCCTGTATATCTCCCCTCACCCCGAGGGGAGTACCAGGATAATCCTCTATTAGTCTTAGACCATGGCCTATGTAATCAGTTGTTATCTCAAGGGTATTCCCCATGCTATCCAGGCTAATGAAAAAGAACATAAGTTCTATCTCATCCCTCTTACCAGTGAGTCACACCTTGGTAAAGTATTGTCTCACCCTCATAAGACAGGGATCATCACCATATTAAATTGGATAAAAGCAAATGACCCAGCCTTATCAAAGCACGACTTACTTATCGAAGACGAACAACTGTTTAGGAAATAAGAAAGCTTATGTATTTGATTTAGAAACCAACGGGCTTTACAATGATGTCAATGAGATCTACTGTCTTGTCATCCATGATATCAAGGGAGAACTTACTACTACTTATGGGCCTGATTCTATTGCTGCTGGTCTTGAGCATCTGGCTAAAGCTGACATTCTCATAGGGCATAACATCATCTTCTATGACATCCCAGTCATAAGAAAACTTTATCCTTTCTATACCTTTAGAGCAGCTCAGCTTATCGACACGCTCGTTTGTACCAGGCTTATATGGCCCAAGGAATTATTACTTGATGAAGACAATGAAGCTGACTATGATATACCTCCTAGGCTACGGGGCTCTGCCTCACTTAAAGCCTGGGGGTATCGTCTATTAGATAACAAAATTGAGTTCAAAGATTTCTCTGCTTACTCAGAAGAGATGGCGGCATACTGTAGACAAGACGTACAAGTAACTCACAAGCTATTCAATCATGTACAAAAACAGAACTACTCTCAGACAGCGCTTGATCTCGAGCATGCATTTGCTAGGGCAATTAACGATCAGATTATTGTGGGCTTTCCGTTTGATGTGGATAGGTCTCTTGATCTGGTTGATAACCTTAGACAAAAGAAAGAAGAGTTGGACCAGATACTGCAACAAATGTTCCCACCCATACCAGTGGAATCCACCTTCATCCCCAAAATAAACAATGAGAAACGAGGCTTTGTTAAAGGCGTCCCCTTTATTAGACGAACAGAACAGAAGTTTAACCCAGGATCTCGTCAGCAAATTGTGGAGCGCTTACATAATAAGTACGCTTGGGTTCCAGAGAAAACAACAGCAAAAGGAAATCCAATCGTTAATGATGATGTGCTGGAAAGCTTATCTTTTCCTGAAGCCAAAACCTTAGTTGAATACCAGCTCATTAAGAAAAGATTAGGACAGATTGCAGATGGACAGAATGCTTGGCTGAAGTTATTCAATCACGAAGACGGCAAGATGCACGGTGATGTTGTCACGAATGGTTGCATCACTGGTCGATGTGCACACAAGAATCCAAACATGGCTCAGGTCCCAGGGGTCTATAGCCCTTATGGTAAGGAATGCCGTGCTTTGTTCTATGCACCTAAAGATTATTTACTTATGGGTGTAGATGCAAAAGCATTAGAGCTTAGATGTTTAGCAGGGTACTTAGCTCGTTGGGATAAAGGAGAATACGCTGCTCTAGTAGTAGATCCTGAGGTTGATATTCATACATACAATCAGGAAAGATTTGGTGTGAGTACCAGGGATATAAGCAAGCGTCTTCTCTATGCTTGTGTTCCTACTGATATAACAACAGTGCTTACAAAAGAAGGATGGAAAACATATGATGAATTAAAGGTTGGTCAATTAGTTTTAACTTACAACGAAGAAAAAGAAATAAAAGAATGGAAGCCTATTTTTGAAATCATACCTGAACATGAAGATGATGTTTGGCAAATGCAACATAATCATTCATTCAAAGTACAAGCTACCGCTGACCATCGGTGGTATGTAAAGAAACGTAAACGTAATGGAAATGTATCTTGCGGTTGGAGAACAGGTAAAAATTATATGGTGTCTAAAGTTGAAACAACAACAGAAATAAATACTGAATCTAATATTATTGTTAATGCCCTATTAGTTGAACCTGAGTCTTTGCCAATTGACATTGATTGGAAGTGGCGAAAATATGGTACAGATTGGACTAAAGTTATTTTACAAATGAACCAAGCCCAACGTAAAGCTTGGCTATCTGGATTCATGATTGCTGATGGATTTCAATCATGTAAACCAAATCAAAAAGAGAAATGGCATTGGACACAAATACGTAATGAACATTATGAAGCAGCTTTAGTTGCTTCTTATCTAGAATTTCCAGGAGTAATCCATGTTGCTAAGCCATCACTCAATGCTAGTGGTACTACACAAATGCATGTGAGCATTGCAAATAAAGGTCATGTTACTGGACAAAAATTACAAAAGACTTATATAGGAAAGAAGAATGTATTTTGTATACGTACAGAAAATAAATCTTTTGTTATGCGCCAAGGGGATTGTATTACCATTACAGGAAATTGTTTGTATGGTGCAGGCTCTTTAAAGATGGGAGGGATTATTGATCCGAATGAAAAAGATGAAGCAGTTCTACGTAAACTAGGAAGTACTGCAATTAATTTATTCCTTGAAGGTGTGCCTGCACTTAAATCATTAAAGGAAGAAATCAATTGTTACTTATCAGAACGTGATTATCTTATTGGTTTAGATCGCAGACAATTATATTGTCGTTCAGCATTCAAAGGATTGAATGTATTGTTGCAATCTGCTGGTGCCATCCTTATGAAACAAGTTGTTATTAATCTGAATACTGCATTAGATAAACTTGGTTTGGTATATGGAGAGGACTGGATGCAGCTCGCTATGATCCATGATGAAATCCAACTAGCTTGCTTACCAGAACATAAAGATCTGGTTATGACGCAAGCACTAGATGCTTTCCCTGCTGCTCAAAAGTTCTTTAAGTTTGCTTGCAAGATTGAAGGCGACGCTAAGATCGGTTATACTTGGGCCGACACCCACTAGACTTCCGTCCTAGGCATGACGTTAAACTGTCTTTCACTTCACTTCTGATCCAATGAACTTCACTAGCCTTTGCGCCCAAACAACTCAAGAACCTACTGAGGTGTATACATCGGCCACTAGTACTGCTGTACGGTGTCCATTGCTCTTGCCTCCAGTGGGTAATAAAGCTCCTACTGCAATCGAACTTACTCTCTATGGTAAGAATTCTGAACGCTTTCTTAAGACTCCTAAGAATTCACAACTCTATGTACATGGAGCCAAGCTTAAGTACGATACAACGACACGTACTTTTTCTTTACAGGGAGGAAACATTGCTATAGTCAATACTTCTTTCCCTATCTTTAATACAGTAATCCTTAGTGGACGCTGCATCAAAGATATTGATAAAGAAGATGAGCGTAGCTTTAAAACAACTGCTGATGGTTTAATGATTGCTAATCAAACATTATTAGTTAGCTCTGGTAGAAACCAAGCAGACTTATTTAACTTTTATGCAATCAACTCAGCTGATGATAAGTTTAATCAAGCTGAACTCATGGTCAACTTTACCAGGAAAGGAACAGGTCTTACCATACAAGGTCGACTTGTTACTGATACCTGGTCAGATAAAGAAACTAAAGAACGCAAATCAAATACTAAGATTCAACTAATCTCAATGACCTTAGGTCCTAAGCCCCAGGCTTCTGATACTCCTAGAGAATCAACAGGTACTAAAGCGCCAAGCTTATGGGGTGGTGCCACAGTAGAAGAGATTGCTGAACCATGGGGACAGAACGTAGGTGACAATCTACCTACTCTGCCTGCTCCCTTTAGTAAGACTGAAGAGTTCCCTCCTTTTTAATCTTCTATTAAACCTACGTCCTAAGCATGACGCTAAACTGCTTACGTCCAACCTCAGCACATCTCATGTCTGAAACTTTGTTCGACATCCCAACCCAAGCACCTCCTACGAAATCACTTCCGATCATGACTATGAAGAAAACTTCTGGCTCCGCTCTGGCAACACGTGGCCTTGACTCATTTAAAATATTCCAATCCAAGGAATATATTACTGGGTACCAAAACTTTGTTACTATTCAACCCTTAAACAAATCTAAAACAAGAGGTTGGTTTATACGTAACACAGACCTTGATACATGTAAATGGCATGCTACAGAAGATCAGTTTGCTAAAGGATCAGTCATCTGGAACTACAAGCAAACATTCGGAATGGCACCTAACACTTCTGTAGAGGAAGGTCTTAATTTTACTGAACCACGTATTCAGATTTTATTACGTTCACCTCTTATGGTTGAGGAAACCACAGGGATGAAACAAACGATTGGCACATTCGATAACCCTGAGGTTAAAACCAAGTGGGATAACGATAAGCTAGCTGCTGATCTAGCTAATAGTAAAGGTGAGATGTACAAACGTAAGTACAGTGTACGTACAAAGTATCTTGTTTTTATTCTTAAAGAAGATAACCGTCGTGCCCATGATTTACCAATGGTCCTTACTCTGAAAGGATTGAACGGTACTGATGCAGCAGAGAAGATCAAGATGTATGAGAAAGAAATGTCCAAGTGTTTAAGTAAGGCACTTGATACTGAAGTACCACTAGTATTTAACGAGAAGTTTTATGCTACTACTGTATTCACACCTAGCTTGGTTAATGATATGCGTGGTGCTAATAACGTTGAGATATGTGCTATTGAAGGGTTTAATATCCCTGACTATGCCACACAAGAAGCAGCAGTTGAATCACTGAGTGACATGAGTATTCCTGATGAAGATCGAGAATCAACTTGGAAGTATCAAGAACTATTCCAAGATTATATTATGCAACACTCAAAACAAGACGCAGCTAAATTAGGTGGTGCCTATGGTATCAAAGATGGTATTGAGATACTACCTGAATGTCGTATAACAGATGTAGCTGCACTACCCAGTGCAAAAGACCCTGTTACAGGTGAGGATGATTCTCTGCTTTAACCTTCTAGGTTAACCTCAGGATTAGCAAGCTCACTATCATCAATCTTTAAATTCTTGATAGTGAGCAATTCTTTTGCTAGTCCCTTGATAACACCTTGTCTTTGTGTACACAATCCCAACAGTAATGTTGAGTATTGTTTAAGGGTATCAACAGAAGTTGTTTCATTTATTGCACGTTGGATTCTTTCTTTCCAAAACAGATCATCTAACCCTGGATCTAATTCTAATTTACCCAAGGGAATCAATTTGTATTCCATAGTTTAAACTATTTTAATTAATGTTACTACCATGAATTCCAGATTGAAAGCAGCTACTAAACATGTAGCACCCTATGCAGCTATCGGTACCTTAGCTGCTCTTGCCCTAGCTAACCCTATTAGCTGGGGCATGCTTGCCTATGGTTTGTTACGTATTGGTAAGACTGCTTACGATACTGCTCCAAGGAATGCTATTATTCCTAACGAACAGGATGACCTGTTCATCTAATCCCATCTCAACTCACCCAATGAAAACTCTTATTCAAGATCAACTTAATTCCGCTCAAAAACAAATCTATTCTATTAGTAATCTAGGAAGAGCATTCCCTGATTTCAAGGACACTGCTATTGCTGGCATCTACTTACGTGATGATTCCGTTGTTGTTGTATACCAAGATGGAGCAGAGCAGCTCTATCCTAAACAGAATGTTATTGCTGCGTACCAAGAGTTTACCTTTCGTTTAAAAGACTTCTTCTCTTACCTTGGCCCTAACTATAGGGGTCCAAGTATGTGGCATAACAACTCTTATATTATGTTTAAGGGTTGGCATTACCATCATCAGCTAGGAGCTAAGAGTGATCAGGCTTTATTTCAAAGGGAATGGATAGATAAATTTATTTATCTCAAAGATAAAGAAAAATTAAAAGCTTTATTGCAAGGTGAGCATACAGATCTGGGTCATCTAGTAGCACCTGATGGTTTCTTTGAACCTGATGAAGAAGTTAACTTAAACTCTTCCTTAGAAGATACTGTTGCTAAACAAGAACAAAAGATTAAGGAACCTTATTGTTCATGTGGTTCATTCCAGCGGCAGCTACTAAACCTATCTGATTTCCAGCAGGAGATTGAAGGGTACAAGCCTCAGTGTATACATCTAACTTGGTTCAAGAAGTATCGTGATCTATTGGTAAAGCGGACTATAGTGCGTGATCAGTACAGAGGTTCTTCCCCTGATAACGCTTGTGCCTGGTGGTATGCCCCACCAGCAGACCACACATCGAAAGGTCGATTCCTTGTGTTGTATACCAAATCTGGTTCAATGGCTCCTTTGTCCCACTGGAGGACCTATAAACCTGATGAACATTACACAGCAGATGATGTCTGGACTCTATTTGACGCTATGCTAGACGCAAGCTTTGTGCCATTCCCTGGTACAAGCCTATCCCAACTCTCTCGTAGAACCAATGGAAACACAAACGGTTGTCCAATTGCATGACCTTGTTGAGCAAGGTAAATTCAAAATTGAATGTTTAAATTTTAAAGAAGAAGATACAGGAACACCATCTATAAGAGTTAGCTGGGATGAAACAGAACCAGCTCTTGATTGGTGGACAAGTAAAACAAAAGAAGAACAAGAAGCTTTTATATATAAAGTAGTAGCACACACTGCATACTCATTAGATCCAGATAAAGATGATGAAGAAGATAGAGTGTTTGAAAGTAATCTTTAATTTACCGTCCTGAGTATGACGTAAAACTACTCATCAATTCCATCTCTTTATTATCATGTTTGAATTCTTTTCTTCTGTTGTTTTGCCTTGCGTTTCTAGTATTGCAAAAGATTTGTTGTTTGCACTTAGTGCAATAGCAATCACTTGGATATTGAATAAGATCAAGATGCAATTTGCATCATGAATTACATAGTTGCTTTCTGTTTAATCCTTATTGTTTGTTTTACTATTGATCACTTTATTACCAAACTATTCAAATGACTACAACAACTCAAATCACTGCAACTAATCTTGCAGATCTAAACGTTCTTAAATTGTATGAACACTATCAGATCCTTGAACGCAGCATGCCTTTGCTTACACCAGAATCTCAGGCTATCTGTAAAGCAGAACTAGAACAGACTGTTGCTTTACGTTCAGACAAAATTGATCGCATCTACTATGCACTTGCTGCCCATGAAGATGCTATCGAACGTGTCAAGAAAGAGCAGGACCTACTTGCTGCAGCTAAGAAACACCATGAGACCAACCTTGCTGGCCTCAAAGGATTACTTAATTGGATTCGTAGGTCAGGTGTCATCAAAGAAAACAAAATCACAGGGCGTAACTATGAGTTTGTTCTTGTGCGTAAACCTGTTCTTACAGTTACTATTTCTAGTGATATAGCTGATTGGACAGAAGAGGAACGTCAAAAGTTTTGTGTATTACAAGAAGTCACTACAACAAAACAAACCGTGTTACGATCCATGAGTGGGGAGGTCCTCGAAGAGAAGACCGACCCTAAAACTAAAACTGAAACCCTACCTAACCTTGATGAACTCCGCAATGCTTACCAAACCGGACAAGCTATCCCCAGTGGAATCAAAATTGTCCAGGACTATTCCATCCGTCCCAAAAGATTGCTTACCACTAAACGGTTGGACACTGAAACATCCGAATATAACGGAGAGTTTCTATTACAAGATTGATCCTCCTACCGATATAGAAGATGCGCATGTACGTATGTCATGCCATAACCATGCAGCAGAAGACTTCAGTATTCAAATTGAGATGAATGATATCAGTCGTTCGCTCATGCCAGAAGATGATGTCTTGCCGTACCAGGAAGAAGAGTTTGAAGAGATGGAGAATAAAAGACTTAAGCTATTGGCAGGTAAACGGTTTCATCTAACAGCAGCCAGAGCCTATTGGTACTACGGTATTAAGTCAGATAAGTAATGCTACAGTGAAGATAACGGCTAAGATATTGTGGATTCTCAACAACTATATCAATTGTTAGAGTCATTCACAAATGGTGGTACACCTTTACCTGCTTTGATTGGTACCAAGCAAGAGATGAGGGTAACCATACTAGTGGCTGCCCTCATTTCAAATGATTCAGTATGTTCTAATTCAGAACCTGCCGAGTTAGTAGATGCAGCAATTGCTTATAACAATCTAATAGAAGAACGATTGGGTGTGTACCAGCAGCAACAAGTCCATACATTAGAACGTTTACTGGAGGGGTAATGGGACGTTGGCTTTCTACTTCTGTTCTTATTGTTGTTGTTACAATTTCAACAGTATCAGTAGCTGATTGGGCAGCTTGTATGTTCTATCTTTTACCACAGGCAGGAGCAAATGAAAATACAACAAGTGTATGTAAAGCGCCGGGAGAGAGGGCTGCTGGTACTTTGTCAGCCTTGCTTGCTACTTTACTAGGGCTTGGTGTCACACCACCAAAAGAACGTTAGACTGTGCAGGTACCCTCATCGATAAGATGAAAACTGAATTGAAGCCTATTGTCCGCATTTCATATGCGGTAGATCTTGAAGTATGTTATGATCCGTTTAAGGGAAATACCCCTGAAAAGATAGCAGACTTAATAGAAGATCAGATGCATGTCTTATTGATGGAAGCTTCTCCTGATGTACTAGGTATCCACACCAGCATTATCGATGTGAATACCAATGATCTATTCTGATCCCATAAAAGAACAGCAGAAGGCTGATTTCATGGAGCATCTCTACGAGGTATACCAGCCTGCTAATCATTTGTATACTGGTTTATGGGAACGCTTCAAGGGAGAAGCTGCTGAACATTGTCGTAATGAATACTTTGCAAAGTTACAATTCATTAAGGATTTTCAATTGGATGTAGCCCTTAGACAGGTAGCAGAACAACTTGTAGAAGAAGAAGATGCTATAACTGAATCCAATCAGTAACTATGTCGTGGAATCCACACAAAACCTAAAGTCTATTAACCTGTTAGATCGTGAGTATTTGCGCTATGTTAAAGAAGTACAAGACCCTTCTTGGTTAGAAGGTTACCATCAAGCTATCCATGACTTACTCCGGTTTCACCAATCCTGTTTACGAAGAGTGGAAGAAAAGTCAACAGAATCTTTTTAGTTCTTTCCACAACACTCCTTCTCCTTCTAAGGAAAGCCGTGAGACATTTTACTATGTGACAAGTGAGCTTCCTCCTTTAAAAGAAAGGACAGAAGAAGAAATAGCTAAGAGTAAAGAAGAGCAGAAGACTAGGTTGTACAACTTTTTGTACGACAGCTACACTGAATTTGTTTCAGAAGGCGACCTTTCTTCTGAGGATTTCTTTGAAGCAATCCTAAAAGTGGCTACAGATGAACTCGAACGTAGTGGAAAAGAACATGCGCAAGCTGTTGTCCTTATGTCAAACCTTAAGAAAGAACAAACAGTTTTCTGATGGATGAAGATCAGATCAAGAAATGGGAAAAAGTTAAGGCTGCCTTAGAAGAAGCAGGCAAGACAGACTGTTATTTTTATAAGAAAGCTTGTGCTGCTTTAAAGGGTATTGACTTGGACGTTTTTACAAATGAGCTTATAGAATAATAAGATCTAGCTAAAAGATACAGATGGCTTGTTTAATTGCCAATCTTCCATCACAAGATGTATGGGTACGTAAAGAATATTTGATGGATCACCAGAGTGGATGGGGTGAGTTTGTTAAAGGTGTGTGGGTATCTGTTAAGTCAATGCCTGGACGCACCTTTTATTTTGAAACTTACCTACCAGAGTATGCAGCTATGTATGACAAGTTGCCTATCAGTGCATTTACTTCATCACCTACCACGCCTTCTCCTGATATGAATCTTCCAAACTTACAGTTTTGGAATTGTATGGACTATGGAGTAACTGTTGTACAGAAACAATTTATTGGTTCAATGGATTATGAAATTCGTACTCGTGATCATGGAAACCAAAAAGGAATTTATATTTGTACTATAGATAATTACCATCAAGATCCTGATGCAATTGATTATGCTACCAGTGAAAATCCTGCTGAGCACAAGTCTTTTAATGTGATTGAGTTACAGAATGGTCAGTATGCTCTCTATCCAAATAACAGGATGAGAGTCTATGACAATAGTTTGACACCAGCAGAACCAAAGACGCCTGACTTTAAAGTATCTACCCAGTATTACCAGGTAGAAAATACATATGATCGTCTTGCTTTAGGTGATGATACTGATTATTTCTGGGATACACTAAAGGAACAGAAAGTTAATTTGCCCCTAGGCTAAACAATACAGTAGCTGCTGTACCACCTGATTCAGATACAAAGATAGGTTGTACGTACCTAACAGGATGGTTAGCAATGTTGTAATGAGTCGTACCGTTAGCAGTAATAGTTTGGTTTGCAATTATCTTTGACCAGTTTGTACCATCAATTGAACCGTTTAATGCCACAACAACGTTAGTGTTAATGCTTGCAACAGTGGTAAACAAGGTGTAGTTCCTTGTATTAATAGTGCTGCCTAGCTGAACTGGTGTAGATATTCCAGAAGCAGGTGCTGCTAATGTGTCGTATGTAGCAAAGAAACTTTCTGCGTTAGCCATAACAAACTCTTTTTCTTATTCTAATTTAAGATTTTTAAAATAAACTTTGATAGACTATATGTAATAGTAAAGACTGTATGTATACCTCTGGACCCGAGCCTGCTGCTCAATACGTACCAATGCCTAACGCAGTCGCTAAAGGTACAGAAGAGAAGCCAAAGAAAGTTAAGACGGTACCAGCTAAGCTTGGTGTTCCTGATTTTATAAAGCAACTAACAAGTCATGCATCTTATGCTCACCAGCTTTATGTGCAAGCCCATCTAAATCATTTAAATTATGAGGGTAGTAACTTCCTTGCTATCCATGCCTTCTTGAAAGATCAATATGAATTACATACTGAACAGTTCGATAGGTTAGCTGAGTTTGTACGCAGCATGGACTACCTTATGCCAATGTGTGGCTGTGGTTTAAAAGATGCTTACCCTAATTTCAAAAGTGTTACTAGCTATGACGGTAAGGCGATGCTGCTTACATACTTAAAGAACCTTGAAGATTTTGGTATGCAGTCAAAAGACTTGGGTGTTGCTGCAAAAGAAGTACAGGCACCTGATGTAGAAAACTATAGTGCTGAATTAGTAGGCGATTCATTTAAGTCAGCTTGGTTCCTGAAAGCTACTTTGAGAAATAGTTAAGATGATTCCTTTAGCCGGACAAAACAGAATTCTTAATTTTCTTTCAACTCCTTTAGGAGAAGAACTTGGTGAAGGGATCATGACCGGTGGGGTGGCCGGTTTATCCCAAGTTGGTTCTGATACAATACCTCAAGAAATAGCTTTAAAAACAGTAGGTGCAATTGCTGGTGGTGTAGGTTTAGGTATAGCAGGTCGACGTATTGGTGCTGCTATAGGTAAAAGAATTAACCCTAACGCATTAAAAGATCAAGAAGGAGCTCTTGCTACTTTTGGTAGGGTAGCTGGTTCTGAAACTACTATGGAAGGTGCTAAGCGTCAAGCGCAAGTACTAAAAAATGTTGTTCAAGAGTCTCTTGTTAACGAGACCTCGGCTGCTATGCTAGAACAAGCTCTTGAAAATCCTAATTTATTTGCTGAAAAATATGGTGTAACTGCTGATGAATTTAAAGATCTAATACCATACGTAAAGAAAGGACGCATGGCAGCATCTGCAGCAAAAACATTTGAAATGTATTCAGAAAAAGAAAAACATGACTTAGTACATAATCTTAAAAATACATATAAACAAGTTGAGCAGGCTGTTGTTACAAATGCTGCTAATAACATTGATTCAACTATTAAAAAAGCAGTTGATAACCCTAACCTAAAAGATATGATATTACCAGGAACAAATAAATCAGCTTCACAAATGTTTGAAAGTTTACTTAATGCTGCTCCTCCAGTTACAGGTGAGAATGTAGGCAGGGCTATAGGTAGGTTTGCTGGTGATGAGATAGGTGTGTTAGCCGGACTAAGTGCAGCAAGTGCCTTAGCGGGACCGTTAGGTATACAAAGCCCTAAAGATATAAAAATTAAAAAACTAGAACAAGACCTACAACAAAAAAATAATTAATGTCACAAGATACTAACAAATATACTAAGCCTGAATTACGTGAGCGTATTAAAGATCGTATAATGGCAGGTAGCAAAGGAGGGAAGCCTGGTCAATGGAGCGCTAGGAAAGCTCAACTTCTTGCACAAGAATATGAAAAAGCTGGTGGTGGGTACCAAGGTGGAAAAGACTCTAAACAAAAATCGTTGGAAAAATGGGGTAAAGAAAAATGGCAAACGAAAGATGAATATGAAAAACGCAGTAAAGCTAAGGCTGCTGCTAAAAAATATAAGGAGAGTAAGTAATGGCTGATAAAGCAATCCAACCTGATCACACTAAGCGTTACCTGCCAGAGAAAGCATGGGCTTCTTTATCTAAAGAAGAGAGAGCTAAGACTGACGCAAAGAAAAAAGCTGGCAGTAAACAAGGTAAACAATTTGTACCTAATACAGAAGCAGCTAAGAAAGCTAGTAAGAAAGCAAGAACACCTAAGAAAAAATAAAGTTGAATAAGACATTTGCTTATTCAAACTTAACCCTTAATCTTTAATAAGGTCCGCACTTAGATGGGTCACTTGCTCTATTAATAAAGTGTTCAATACTTTTAATAGCATCTAACTTAAGAAGAACTTCAGATAAAGCTTGGATAATAATAGGGTGTTCTCCACGGGCGGAGAAGGCTAGCCCATTACGTAAGGCTGCAATAGCTTCGTTAACAGAATCATCTACTTGTTTGGTAAGTGCCATGGAATTGTTTTGGTTAGGTGGGATAGGTTATCTTGTGATATATTAGCAGGTCTTGGTTACTGTCCAGATTAAATCATCATACCTACCTTTGGTTCGACGTACGTCAAATGTACGTACAGAACTACGGTGTTCAGCAGAAAGTCTCTTGGTTAAAACGTCAAGATGATTACTGTCTTGAATATCCTCAATTATTAAAATACCATTAAGATTTAATAAGGGAAAGTAATTGTCTACAACAAAGTTTTGACTATGTAAAGAATGGGGACCGTCATCAATAATAATATCAAAACCGTTAGGTACTTCTTCTTTAAACCTTTGAACTAAACTATTATCATATGCATTAGTACAATAGAACTTATAGCGATCTTTATCCATGCTGTTCCAGATTTTACTAGGGACAACATCTGCAATATCAACTAGATGTAAAGAAAATTCAGGAAGATAGTCATGCCACAATAAAGAAGATCCACCATGCTGTACACCTATCTCTAGTAGGGTACCAGGGGAGTTACGATAGTTTTTAAGAACATGATCATAGATTCCAGTGTAGTTATGCAGACTGTTTTTATCTGTTCCACCTGGATATTCAAAGCCATTTACGTTGTGTTTATCTAAGATTTCTACAATGTCATCTGCTGGGTTGCACCAGGAAAGAGCAGATAGTTTTGGTTTGGTTTGAGTTGTTGTCATCTTGGGAAACTCTGTGTCTGTAAGATAGTTCTTACTATAGCTGGTTTTAGGGTACGGCTGTACATAATGCTGCGCATTATTTAATTTATTTAATCCTGTTTCCCACAAATTCTTAACTGTTGGATTATTGCTACCGATCCAGAACTCTCGGAAGTATCGCACTGGTTTATGTAGTAGGTACTCATCGGTTAATGCCGCAATATAGTTGGTGTTTGCCCACCAGAATCCTCCAGAAAAATGGGGGTAGTCACCTAGCATCGTCTGTGTTTGCCAGTTGATTCCTGTTGTTGCATATCCCTCATCTAGATATGATACACACTTAGTCCAGTTATGGATAGTGAAGTATTCCATACAATGACGCCAGTCTTCTACATACTTAAAATCTGGTTGATCTATTCGTGAGATCCCTTTGGTATGCATATACAATACATACGAATCTGGATTAGCTTTTGCCCAGGTATGTAACGCTTCTAACGTATTTGTTTCTTCTGTCTTATTAGTGTTTTCTATTACGACAGCCTTGGCTGGAGCTTTGATTAAAGAGGGATCTCCATTTACTCCTATATGAAAATAATCTAGGGAGTCATAAAGACCACTCAACCAAACTGCTCCCATCTGTTCTTGGTACATGGTTTCCCATGCATGAGGTTCACAAGGAAACACATGATAGAAGACAGCAAGTTTAGTCATCATTCCAGATCATTTATATAGTCACTATACATACTGATCTCGGTGGCAGGAAGCATTGTAATAATACGTCCTTTGTAGTGAGGCCTTAAACTTTTGATAATGTAATCTTTAAAGTTGTGGGCTAACACAATTAAGTTGTCAGGTTGATTCTTGTATAGGTAATCACGATCCATAATTTGCATTCCAGTACCAGGGACGTATAGCCCTTGTTTGGATGTAGTATCATCAACAACATAAGCTCTGGGTTTAGTGGCGGTTGTCACACCTAACGCATTCAGGTATACACATCCTTTGGCCGCTGCCCCAAAGTAGGCAGTCTCCCCTTCCAGATTATTAAGAAAACATATATCTTTTATAATTTTTACATCAAGATCAGAACGGCAACGTTTAAAATCAAACTCCTGTTCTTGTTTTATAAAATCAAGGTGAGCATTCGTGTTGGCATAAACTTCTTTATTTGTTATCCATAGACGCATCGTTCCCCCATGTATAGAAAGTTCTTCTGCATTGAAGATATGTAAGCCATACTCTTCAAACAATTTTTGTAGAGGTGACACAAGCCAATAGTAGTAGTGTTCGTGATAGAACTGATCAAACTGTAAAGTCTTAAGGGTATTTAACGTGTAAGGAAATTCAAGAATCCATACACCATCTAGATGTTCCTTGATGCCTTCAACAAATTTACGGGCATCTGAAGTATGTTGAAATACATTAGTAGAAATTATTAGATCAGCTTTAGGTAAGGCTAAGTCTTTATTGAAGTATGCATTAACGTATTCAATATTTGCAATACGATTTTCTTCTAAGAAAGAAGTACTGGCATCTACATTAATCAAACGTAGTTTATCTGTTGTCTGTGACTGAAAAGCTTTAAGGAGTGTGCCATCGTTTCCTCCAATATCAATAATGGTATTGTGTGTGAGATGTTTTAGTTTGTGCCAGAGGAGGTAACAGTGGTTAATGTAAGGTTTGTTGACTCCTGAATGATAGAGATAGTTCTTGTACAGCTTGTCTGGTGGTACAGCAGTACTAAGTTTAATGACTAGCTTGTCATCTATGGTCGCTTTCAATGGATAGCGTTTAGCTGATAGAGCTTCCTTCCTTGTCTTACACAAGTTGTTGACTAAAGGTTGGGTGCCTAGATCAACTAAGGTTTGTTCAAATCCACCTAAGTCGTTGCGTTCGGGTTGGATCATATTTCCAGTAATCGACTGGATAGTTTTTGTTAAAAGGCGTAACATACGTTTCCTTGTTGGGAGGTCCTCCCCATTTCTTTATATAATAGTTGTAATTTTCTTGAAATGTAAAGTTGTTTTTTTGTTGGAAGATAGTAGAACTTTTTAAGGTGCTGCTCGTCTGGTGTTCATTAGTAAGAGGGATGGATGTAATCTTGGTATTGGTTAGCTTAAGACGGTAGCGATAGTCGTTGTCTTCAAAGTAACCGGGGAAAAAGTTTTCATCAAAGTAACCCACCCGATCTAAAAGCGTAGGAGTCAATACAAGACCACACATCTCATCGTTTCCAGTGCCAAGGGTTGCACCAAAGGGGAGCAGATCGCTTTTACTAAGGACTTTCTGCCATTCGCCAGGGGCTACCCACCAATCAAATCCTGTAATAATCCAGTGGTTGCAGTCAGTGTTCTGACGGACTATTAGGTTTACTGCCCCAGGGAATCCTACGTTCTGTGATAAGGAGCAAACAACAACCTTATCAATGTGCTTTGGCTTCCAGTTGATGATATGTTTTATGGCCTCACCCACGGAAGGGTCTTTGCCCATGGAGTTATCTAGGATGAAATACCGCTTAAGGGGTACATCAATTGTTTCAAAATGACGTATGAGTTTGTCACCGTCTACCAGAATGGGAACAGCGATCAGGTCAAGTTTTTTCATAGGTCTATACGTAGGTAGTCCGCGTCCTTAGCAATAAGGGTTACTTCGTATTCATCAGCTTCATCAGTCAGAATATCTGTGACGTATCCATCCGACTCTTCCTTGTCCGTACAGATGTAGAAGCGAGAAATATTACAGCTCATAATGAGGGACACATAAGAGTAGGGGGTTTAGATCAAGTATAACGGAAGAAAGGAAGGGGTAACAACAATAAAGAAAGTATTAAGAGAATAGGTAGGGGCGTATTAAATTCTGAGATAGACTATATTTAAGATAAGTTAAAACCTTGTAATGTCTGTTGATTACGCAGAATTAAATCAGCTACCTTCCAGGGTCACAATTAATGGTAAACGCCATTACAACACACCCTTCTATACGGGGCCTGCACCTTCAGTAACCACAATTCTTTCGGAGACTGCATCAGAAGCCAACAAGAAAAAACTAGAGATGTGGTCTAAGAATAATCCTGGTGTAAAGGAAGCTGCTGCAGAGAGAGGTACCTTTATCCATAGTTGTATGGAGAATTATTGCAAGAAGGTTCCAGTTGAGGTACCCGAGGATTATCAGCCTTACTGGGAAGGCATGCCAAAGATATTGGATCAGTTTGATGAGATACTTTGGGCTGAGACACCCCTACTAGATAAACATCAATTTGCTTTATCAGAAGACGGGGTAGGCAGAGTATGGGGTAAGGATCATGAAGATAGAGCTTGGGCTGGATCACCTGACCTTATCGGAGTGGTTAACAACAAGTTAACATTAGCTGACCTTAAGACTAGCGTTAAACCTTACTCAAGAAACTGGCCTAAAGATCTAGAAAAAGGTTCGGCTGAATGGCGTGATCTACTGGGAGGTCACATGAAATTTAAAAAGACTTTGAAGCAACTAGCTGCATACGACTTAGGTATTGAACAAACTCTTGGGATGAAGGTCCAGCAGGCAGCCATCCTTGTTTCAACTCCTATCAGGACACAAGTTTTTAAAATATCCAGGAGGTTTTTGGATAGCTTAAGGGAAGATTGGTTCAAGATTGTAGAGGAATACTATCAACAGATGGAGAATCAGGTAATGCATGATCCTGATCTAATTTAAAGATTCCTTAGAGATTAGGTCACATCAGTAGCGGTAGGATGGTAGATGTTGCCACAAGGGGATGGACATTTACGTCAGCACAGGGCAGTGGATGAAGACCTTGATGGAACAGATGTCAGGAAACACTGACATACCAACTTGTTTTCGTCTCCCGTCGTCCCAACACGTTCATGCTTTTCTCCTTGTAAAAGAATCTAGTTTTTCTCAGCAACCTTTTACATATACACTAGAAGAAGAAGCAACAGCAAAATGAAAGGACAAAAAACTTCCCTTGCACCTGGTGAAATAAGGCTTGATCTTATTCCACTTGATTGGCCCTTAACTCCTTTAGGGGAGAAAAAAAATCCTTACAAGGCAGGCTGGCAAAATAAACCATTCGGTGTCAGTGAAATCGAAACAGAATTGGTAGAAGGACACTGTAAAGCAATCGGTCTGATGTCAGGCCCTGCTTTTAATAATCCCTACGGTTTGGTATGGGTTGATGCTGATGGTCCCAGTGTTGCCAAACTTATTGTTGATACTGCTGGTTGCTCATTAGAAGAAGCTTTACCTAAAACGCTTACTATTAAGAGTGGGAAAGAAGGAAGGTTTCGCAAGCTATATAAGTTAGAGCGTAAAGATTGGCAGCATTTCACAAGAAATAAATATGTTTGGCATGCAGAAGCTAACCGTGAACAATTAGAAGTCCTTTGGGAAAAGCACCAGGGGGCATTGATGGGTTTACATCCAGAGACCGATGGCTACTTTACGGCAGAAGGGGAAGGATTTGAATGGGCACATAAATTACCGTTGCTTCCTGCTTGGTTATTGAATGGGATCATAAATAAAAACGTTAGACAGGGCAAGCCTGCAGCAGAACACAGTCGTTTTGTTGGTCCAGGGTTTGCTATTAATACAACAATTTCTCTTGAGAGGGATATTAAGTTAGCACTCGAAGGTATGTATGCCTGTCCACCAGAGGCTGCTGATGATCACGATATCTGGATAACCATAGGGCAAAGTTTGCATTCATTAGATGAATCATTACTGGAGCATTGGGATAACTGGTCAAGGTTGAGTGATAAATATAAAGAGGGTGAATGCCATAAAAGATGGAAGTCTTTCAGTAAAGAAGGTGGGCGAGGTGTTGGAAGCATCATCTATGTAGCAAAAGATTATGGTTGGCATCCACCGCAAGATCATAAGATACTACCTGCAGATGATGCATTGGTAGAACAAACAGCTCTCCTATTAAACAACTTGGCTTTAGAACAAGAAATTACTTTTAATTATCTCCCTGATTCTAGCCCTCAGATGAATGGTACTACTGCTTTGATTGCCCCAGTGGAACTGGTTGATACACGTAACACATTACCTTTGATAGAAGAAGAGGAAATACAAGAGAAAGGGAAGAAAGATAAGATACGTAATGCTCCGGCTAGTGTTATTGCTGATGTGTTGATGCAAGATTATAAGGGCAGATTGTTATTCAATAGAGTCC